ACCTGAGCGTGGCGTATATCTCTCAACTTTTGTTGGGGATAACTTTATTATACGAGGAGTTGTTATTATGAACAATAGTATCGCTTCCCAGCTCAAAGCTATTGAAAAGAAAATCCAAAAGGAATCAGCAGAATACCAAGCTAAATTAAACAAAACATCAAAAAGAAATTGGTTTACGAATGATTTTATGAAAAGTATTCATTCTATATCAATTGAAGCATTATTCGCCAAAGCTAATATTGATATATCTCACATCGATAATTTAACAGACGATGAGATTGCTGAATTAGAAAAAGTCATTCCTTCAAAGTTTAAATCGTGGGAAGATTTTTATAAAGAAGCATTTAAGTTTACTGTCAAGAAATTCATATTAGATTCTCAGTCTAACAGGCGTTAAAAGTATAGTATCTTCATTCAAACTGGATGTAGCCCATTCAAAATTGTCACAGGTGAGATGAGTATCGCTTTTAATCACCCCATCGGCTATCCCCTGTTCTACCAAACGATAGAACTCCTTTTCATTGACTTTTGTTTTAATATGTATTGTTAAATTTTTGCTCATATTAACAAACCTCTCTGATTTAATAATCTTGAACAATGTAATTTGATCCACAAGGCATAGAATTTATCTCATTTTCATACGGATCAATATGGGCAACCAAACGTCCGTCTGTAGTGAAATATTCAACAACTTCTCTAAGCGGCTCCTTAGATAAATTGTTACTTGACTTTCCTCCCTCTTTAGATTTTACCTCAATAAGAGTAATCATTCTTACTCGTGTTGTAGACGTATAATTTTTTAACATTTTAATTGCCTCCTATTTCCGACACAATTAACAAAATATACAATAAAAATAGTGCGGTCTGACAATTTTTTCTATCAAACCGCACTATTTTCTTGATTTTTCGTAGATAATCTGATACAATCAAAAGTAATTGGAAGACTCATACACCCCTTTTCTACGTATTACTTACAGCAGTTTGACTACCTACAGAGGAGGGGATTTGTATAAAGGTTTTGATTGTCGCACCCCATGTGGGGCGTGTGAGTTGAAATTTGATTATGTATCAGATTACCTACTACATCTATTATACTGCAATGCAGATAATAAATCAAGTCGATTTAGTGCGATTTGTAAATTTTATATATAACATGGGATAATACATTACATTGGCAACTATCCTTTCTATTTTTATTACTATAAATGAGGTGTTCTTATGTTAGTCTTCACAACAACATTTCCCATTTCAAATAACTTATCTGTCGAAAGTTTTATAAATCTCGCTGTCGAATGGGTTTCAAATTCCAAATCCAAATACAATTTTGATGATTTTATATGGAATGGGTCAACAACTTTTTCAGTAACGGATATGTCTGGAAATGTTGAACTATCCATAAACACAATCAACGAAACACAGACCGTAGCTATCAGATTAAAAAATCTTGATGGGTCTATTGAATGGATAAGTGACTTTATTATGACAAACAATCATATTTCTGTTCAACTTCAACGAAATTCAACTGACAATGCAGATTATATTCCAAAATTTCATATTCCATATTTTTTAAGAATGATTTTAGGAAAAAACTATGGCGGATGCGATAATTGTTTAAACATCAGTACCTCTCCTACTATTATAACAGAAAAAAATATATCTATAATTGTAGATATAATTAATTCAGGTAGTTTATATAAACTCCCGATTGTGTATATATCTCGACAAATGCCGGGAGATTATAGCATAGACGCTAATCAAATGGCACGTAAACTTGCTGGAATAGCACATATCTTAGTTGAAAACGATACGTCAGTATCAAGATTGCTTCAAGAAAAAACATCAAGTGCCAATCCATACAATGGAGCAATTCAAGTATATTACCCAAAGAATTTTACTAAAAGATTTATCCCTGAATATTTTTATTCTCGAAAAGAAATGCAAGATAGCATTATTAGTTTTATAAGTGAACGTAATCTTCAAATGAAAATTGATGAACAGTATCAATATTATTATGTAACGCAACGCATTCTTAACAATAAGCGATTAGAAGCGGAAAAGAAACATAAACAATCTGAAAACGATATTGACTCATTGACTGAAATGTATGATGCACTTGAAAAACAATACCAAGCTCTCAAAGAGGAACAGGAACATTTAAGTTCTGAATTAAATGATTCCAAGGTCAAAACTATATTTTTGCAAGATCAAGTTATGGAATTAAAAGAAAAATTAGATCAACAAACCAATGACCAAAACACACCCTTAATATATCATGGTGATGAACCTGATTTATATACAGGTGAACAACACGATATTCTTTTAGCAGTACTTGCCGATGCTTTAAACAAAATTATTCCCAATGATACACCCTCCTCTCGCAGACACGATGTAATCAATTCTATTTTAAAACAAAACAAACCAATCGGTGTGTTAAATAACAAATTAGAAGTTGTTAATCAAGTCTTTAAACATTCCAAATTAACCAAACAAGATATTGTTGAATTACAAAAAATCGGATTATGTCTTACTTCGGACAAAAACCATTATAAATTTACATTTATGAACAAGCCATGTTATTATACTACAGTTTCTAAAACAGCAAGTGATATAGGACATGGAAACAAAAACACAGCTAATCAAATAAAGAGGTCATTCTTTTAATCTTACTAAGGTATCTCTTGCAAATTCTAAGTAAGGTCTTTCAAATATCCTATAACAAATGATTGGGTTATCATATTCATTTGTACAGATATTAATCGCCCCGATTGTTAATGTATGATTAGATAATTCAAGCGGTATCCCCCATTTAGCTAAAATATCCACATCGGTGGTCAGCTTTACATAACATCCAAATGGTAACAAGTCATCTTCGTTCATTATTAAGTCGTAGTTGGACGGAACACCTGTTAAGTCATAATATTTTTTAACGGCATCCGTTAAAGTTATATGCTTGTGTTCTGCGATTTTTGTGACGATCTCAAGATAATTCATACTCTTGGGGTCAACACTTAAATCAACTTCGTTGTTGAAATACGCTCTGTTCATGTGACACCTCTTTGACTATGTAAAGTTATAATAATTACTCACTAATATTTATATGTATTTGCATATTAAATATTAGTGTTTAATATATTCTTTTCTATACTACTTGACTTTTTATCGAAATATGTTATAATATAATACTAAGGATTTGCGCTATCACATTTCCTTGGTATGGTTATAGTATATCACGAATTTTGTATAATGTCAATACGATTTTCGTATATTTAGGTGAAAAACAATTTATAAATTTATCCATATTTTTTATTGGATTTGCACAAGAGGTGTAACCACTATGATTAAATGCAATTTAAAATCTCTAAGATTTAACCATAATGACATATCTCAAAAAGAGTTATCCCAGAGCGTAAATATTAGAACACAAACAATCTCTGATATGGAAATGGGGAAAACTAAATCTTACTCAGTTGAAAATTTGAATAAGTTATGCAACTATTTCAAATGCGACATATCAGATATCATTAGCTATGTTCCTGATGCACCAAACATCGTCTGCACATCTCATAGAATAACGTCAATACCTATCTCAGTAGTTGCAGCTGGTGCTGGTATATCTACTAAATTTACAATAGATAATGCATTTGAGAAGAAGGAATTTCCATCTGATGTCGTTCCCTCTAATGCTGATTGCGGTATTCGTATTAATGGTGACTCAATGTCCCCTGACTACCCCGATGGCTGTATTGTTTGGGTAAAACAAACCACTGAGGTCAAATATGGAGATGAGGTAATTGTCATTCTTAACGGTTCCCCCTATTTCAAAATATACGAGAGAGACGGTCTTCAATCAATCAATCCTGATTATCCGGTTATAAAGATTTATGATGATGACAAAATCTCTGTATTTGGTAAAGTTATAGGAGCTTGCACTGACAACATCTAATAATATGTATTAAACTGCAAAGAAATATTACGGCTGAATATGTATTTGATGTTTAACACCACCTTCCTCACATACAAGATATACAAGTAATTATCAAATTCTTTTACCTTTTCCCTATTGCGTTTATGTTGATGCAATAGGGATTTTCTTTGTTGTAAAACTTTTAAGGCAGTAAATTCTAAATTTGACATTTCTCGTAATATGTGTTATAATGTAATACTAAGATTTTTTCTTTTATGTAATTTCTTGGTATGGTTATATTATAAATCAACCAAAGTTTATTGTCAATAGAATAAAAGTTATTTTGTTTATTTAGCCAAAGACTGGAAGTGATTTTTGTGAATATTGGTGAAAGAATTATTAACGAAGCTGAAAAGCAAGGTTTAAATCAAAAGCAACTTGCAGCAGGAATTGAAGTTTCTGAAACATCTATTGGTAAATGGAAAGTCAAGAATCAAGATATTAAGTTTCAGAATGTTGTTAGAGCATCTGAGTTTTTGAATGTTTCACTTGATTATCTTGCTTATGGCTCAGAAAACACCCGACTTTCCCCCATTGAGCAAGAATTAATCGATTCTTTCCGCAAACTGTCTCCTAATGAACAGCAACGCATTATCGGAAGGTGCGAAGAAATAGTTTCGTCTAAATTTGCTGAAGATAATGCCGAACCTGAAATCGTCGAAATTGCGGCGAGAAGTAAAAAAAGAAATGTTCCGAATATTTCCACGGATAAGTATTAAAGTAATTATGCAAACTATTATACAATTGTAAATTATTATTCGCAAATTAATAATCATATTAAAAAGGAATTTAAAAAATGACAGATAGAATAATGAAATTTTTAGCGAATGAAACAGGTGGGAAAAGTTATAAGGCACACAAATATAGTCTGGATAATACTGAAAGACCTTTTATTGATTACGGCGAAAATGACATGGTTTGGAAAAGGAAAGGCGAAACACGCCCATACAAAACGTATATTCCTCTTGAACTCCAAAGCATAGACATAGCTAAACGTCAAGAACAATGGCTCACATACTTTTTGGACGGTTCTCGTCATGTTTATAAGGTTGATGACATTGCTTATGTTAAATCTGGCAGCAGAAATGTAATTTATCCAGTGATTGCAGGTCAAATCGGAGTGGGATGTTGCAAAAGAATAGATCGAATTATAAGACCCGAAAGATTCCGTAATGAAATTGTACTATCCGTTCCTGAAATCGCTAATGCCGATGGTAAAGCTGGATTTTTTGAAGCTATGACCATAAAATTAAATCAAATTCCCGTTCTTAACAGCATAGGCATAAATATTTCAAACATTATTCCATATAAAATTTCTAAAAACAACGATGAAAAATTTGAAGATAGAGGTACAGCTTGCATACAAGACAGAATGTGCCAGTGTGAAAAAGAAATGGTTGCAGAACTTGTTCGGGATGGTCTACTTAATCACCATAATTATTTAGTTAAAGATGGTTCACTTGAATATAAACCATCAAAAGAAATACGAAATGATAAAAGAAAAAGTCAATTGTTTAAAAATAATTATAATTACGTAATAGGTGTTTCTAAGAACTTTAATCCTGAAATATGTGTTGATATAAATGGCAAACCAAATCCTGGATTTATAGCAGATTTACCTTTATACAGCAGAACGCCTGTTGCCTATTATGAAAAATTTGAACTGTTTGGAGATGTTCAATTTGCTGTTTGGTACGTCAGATTAAGAGATAAATCAAGAACACGTACGCCTTTTGATGGAATAGTAAAAGTTGAAAAAATGTTAGTCACACACGAAGAAATTGAATACGGCATAGACAGTACATTAGTAGACATACTAAGCTCTCTTATAATTAATGAACGCAATCCAGTTTGTTACGGTTCTGATTTAAGGTGGGCTAATCATATTTATCCCATCTTCCTTACGGAATCATATATAAAATCAAAATATTTAAGTACAGAAAGTTTTTTGCACTTATTTTAGGAGGAAAATATGGAAAATAAACTTATAGGTAGAGTTATAGCTACCGAAAAGAATCCAACGACAATGGATAAATTTATATTTTGGACAAATTCTGAATTAAAACTTCACGCCTTTGATATTGTAAAAATTGGTCATATTGATAATTCTTTTTCATATGGAGTGATTGAAAATATCTCACATATTACTGATGCACAAAGTTTTTTAACAAGTTATATATCAAGTGATTTTGGTAATGTTGAAATTGAGTCGCCAACATTACGAATTGGAATGAATTATGTTGAAGCATCAATAACATATAACGATAAAAATTTATATACACCTGTTCACAGCAGCGCTCCTGTTTATTTAGCAACACCAGAAGAAATCACAATTGCTCTTGGATTAGATAAAATTCAAAATCCATTGGTATGTGGCTCTCTTAAAATGTATGAAGACACAGAAGATGAAATAACTTTGTCTGTAAATCTAAATTCAAAATTTATTTTGGGTCCCGAAGGCGCACATCTTAATATCTCTGGTATTTCTGGTTTAGCCTCTAAAACCTCATATGCTATGTTTCTTATGAAATCAATTCAGGAGCATTATTTAACACAACATTCTAATGATGAAGATAATGTAGCGTTTGTTATTTTTAACGTCAAAGGCAAGGACTTAATGGCAATAGATTGTGAAAATGATTTTGAATCTGAAGGAGAAGATGAACGTTCACGAGTATTTGATGAATACAATAAGCTCGGCTTATCTGCTTCTCCATTTAAAAAAGTAAAATATTATATCCCATATGCAAGTAATATGTCAGCAAAACAATCAACTTATCTATCCAAAGATGAAGTTGACGAATACATTTCTGAAGATAAACTAAGAAAATTTAAGTATTCATACGAAGACGACAAAGAAAGTTTAGAAATGCTTTTTGCTGATATTGACGATCCACAACAGACAATGGAGGCTATTATTAGTAAAATAATTGATTCAACTGATCCAGATTTTAGCGGAATTTCTACTTGGAATGAGTTTAGAGATAAAATTGATGAGCTATCTCAGCGCTCGCAACCTATTGCAAAAGGAATACGTACTTCTAATGAAATATCAGTTTTGAGCTGGCGCAAATTTAAACGTATTATCAATAAAGCCACTAAAAATGATGATATGTTTGCAAATAGACCAAATAATAATAAAAGCGAATGTAGACTAGCAGATGAACTTAAACACATTACTTCAAATGCGATTTGTGTAATAGATATTGCAAAGTTACCTGAGGATAAACAAGCATTTGTTTTTGGAGATGCGGTTAGAACAATTTATAATCTTAAACTTGGTGAATACGATGGTGAAATTGGAGTAAACCCTCCATCAAAAATTATAATATTTATTGATGAATTAAATAAATACGCTTCAAAAGATACTCCCAAATCATCTCCTATTCTTCGTGAAATTCTTGATGTTACTGAACGTGGACGTTCGCTTGGAGTGATACTTTTTGGCGCCGAACAGTTCCGTTCCAATATTCATCAACGTGTAACTGGCAATTGCTCAACACATGCTTACGGAAGAACTAATTCTATTGAAACGTCGACTAAAGATTATAGTAGTTTGCCATCGACATACAAAAATATGCTCACAAGACTTAATCAAGGTGATTATTTAATTCAAAATCCAATTTTCCGATCTCTGCTTAAAATAAAGTTTCCCAAACCTATATACAAACAATTTAAATAATGAAGGGGATGCTTATAATGACCGATTATATTTTTGGCGCCAATATTCTTGAAAATCTTACCACGGGCATGTACAAAGATTCGAAAGTTAGTTATAGAGAATACATACAAAATGCTTGTGACCAAATTGATAAGGCTGTGGCTCTTGGTGTCTTACCCTCGATTAAAAATGGCAAAATTGAAATATGGCTTTCAGAAGAGGATAGAACGATTTCTATTGAAGATAATGCAACCGGTATTAAACAATCCGAATTTGAATCTACACTTGCTAATATCGCTGACTCCAAAAAACAAATTAGTAAAGATAAAGGCTTTCGTGGTATAGGTAGATTATGTGGTCTTGCATATTGCCGTGAACTTGTATTTACTTCGACTGCTAAGGGTGAAAATATTATTTCCGAAATGAGATGCAATGCACAGAAAATGCGTAATTTACTCACTGGAAATATTAATGGTAAAAGAATCACTGCAAATGAAGTGCTACATGAAATATATGACTTTAGCTATAAAACAATAAGTGGGATAGAAAACGATCACTGGTTTAAAGTAAAACTTATTGATGTAAACGATGAAAATACGGATTTGCTAGATTTTTCTCAAGTAATGAATTATCTCTCATTTACTGCTCCAGTTCCATATAAAAATACTTTTATTTATCAAAATGAAATATATAAACACGCCAAAGAACTTGGATATAGGCTTGATGAGTATAACATTAAGCTAAATGGCGAAGATGTTTTCAAGAATTATCAAACCTATTTTAAAACAAGTAAGGGAGATGATTCAATATATGGTGTCAAATTTAAAGATTTTCGTAATGAAAACGGCGATCTGATTATGTGGTTATGGTTTGGTTTATCCAAATTTAAAGCCATTATTTCAAAAGAATATGAAATGCGTGGATTACGCCTAAGAAAAGAGAATATTCAAATTGGAAACGAAGATGCTTTACAAAAATTATTTAGAGAAGATAGAGGACAGCATTATTTTATAGGTGAAGTTTTTGCAGTTTCAAAAGATTTGATACCAAACTCTCAACGTGATTATTTCAATGAAAATGCAATGCGTGTATGGTTCGAGAAAGAAATGCGTAAATATTTTAACGACGCATTATATAAAATATATTGTGGGGGTTCGGAAATTAATAGCTCGTTCGAAAAAATTGATGATTATGAAAAAAAGATAACAAAACACCAAGAAAAAATAAATAACAATGATTATATTGATGCAGACGATATAACAAAAGCGACAGAAGAAATAAAAAAAGCGTACTTAGAAGCTGAGAAGAAACAGAAAAAAATTGATAAAATTAAACAAAGTGATAATAGCGAGGCAAATGAAGTTCTTCGATGTGTTATTAACCGCATAGAAGATGAACATAAGGCAGAAAAAAATAATACAGTTATTATAAACTCTCGAACCGATGATATATCTGTTAAAAAATCAAATCACAGAACAGATAAGTTATCTCGATGCAATAAAAGCGAAAGAAAACTTATAGGGAAAATTTTTAATATAATAAAAAATAATATTGATGAAAAAAATGCAGAAATACTTATTACCAAAATAGAGGAAGAATTTAAATGAGTCGCAAAATTTTATTGATAGAACCTAACTATAAAAACAAATACCCTCCTATGGGACTTATGAAAATAGCAACGTATTTTAGAGGAAAGGGAGATGATGTACGTTTCTTTAAGGGGGACTTAAAAGTATTTGCGGCACGTCTGTTAAGTGAAGAATTTTATAATGAAATTCAAGAACCTGCACTCGGTAAGTATTTTCCTAAATTCATTGACTATATTAAAACAGGTAAATACACTTATCTTGATATGATACCTAATTTTCGAAATAGCGAAAAAGAAGAACTTATTAAAATGTATCGTCAAAGATTTGTAAAAAATGATATTCCAAAATTTGATATAGTAGGCATTACAACTTTATTTACTTTCTATTGGAAACAAACGATTGATACCATAAATAATGCCAAAAAATTTTGTAAACCAGAAGGACGTATACTTGTAGGTGGTATTGCTTCAACAATTCTACCCGAACGACTTTATAAAGATACAGGTATTCACCCGCATGAGGGATTACTTGACAAACCTGGAGATATAGACAAAGACGATACCACAATCATTGACGAATTGCCATTAGACTATTCTATTTTAGAGGAAATTGATTATAAATATCCTGCTGATAATGCTTATTTTGGTTACATGACCCGTGGCTGTCCAAGAAATTGTGCTTTTTGTGCAGTGTCAACGCTTGAACCTAATTATAAGCAATTTATTAGTATTAAACATCAAATTAAATATGTTGATGAAAAATTTGGAGCTAAAAAAAATTTACTTTTGATGGATAATAATGTCTTTGCCTCTAAATGTTTTGATCAAATTATTGATGAAATTAAAGCATGTGGATTCGAAAAAGGTGCAAAATATAAACCTTCAAATGAATATGAAATTGCCATAAAAAACATTAAAGGAAAATACAATCTCAGAGGTTATTTTAAAAAAATAATTTCAATTTATGACAGTATAGCTGAAAAATTAACTAAAAAAGAAGCTGGAGAATTTTATATTCAGCGTGAAAAGTTAGGATTATTATACCCAGAAACAGCGACTGTAAAAAATATACTTGAATTTGATGACATAGCTAAATTATATTATAATACTTTTTTTAACCCAGGAAGTAGAATGAGATATATTGATTTTAATCAAGGAGTTGATGCCCGTTTAGTTACGGACAAGAAAATGGCAAAGTTGGCAGAAATCAACATTCGTCCATTAAGAATAGCCTTTGACCACTATGAACAAAAAGATATTTATATAAAAGCAATAAAAAAAGCTGCTCATTATGGAATAAAAGATTTGTCAAATTACTTGTTATATAACTTTACTGATAGACCTGAAGAACTATATTATCGCATGCGAATAAATGTTGATTTGTGTGAAGAATTAGGAGTCACAATCTACTCTTTTCCTATGAAGTACCATCCAATTGATGATCCTGATTTTTTTGATAATAGAGACTATATTGGAAAATATTGGAATAGAAAATTCATTAGGGCTATACAAGCCGTGTTAAATTCTACTAAGGGGAAAATAGGTAAAGGTGTATCTTTTTTTGAAGAAGCATTCGGTAAAGATGTTAATGAATTTATGAAAATTCTATGGATGCCAGAAACGTTTATCATCTATAGACGAATTTATGATGCTAATTTACGTAATCAACTTTCTGATCGATATACAACTATTACAGAACATGATTGCGATTTGGCAAATGAATGGTGGGAAAAATTCAATGCCTTATCCTCTACCAAATTGGAAAAGGCAAAAGAAATTATTGCATTAAACAAATTTAAAAAAGAAGATATTCTTTGTACCGATAAACAAATTTTGGAAATATTAAAGTACTATCAAATTACACGTAACGATGCGGAAAAATAATAAAGTAATACAAACAAGATATATTTATGAACATAAATTAATGATAACACTTGTATTGAAAACCTATTGAATAAAATCTTATCAGATAACTCATAACCAAAGTCCTTCTTACCTCACCCGTAAGAAGGACTTTTTATTGTTATTTTTCTAAGCACCTCTTGACAATCCCAAAATAATTTTGTATAATATAAACAAGCACTACACATACAAATCACAAAACATAAACAAAGCCAGATTTAACAAAAAAGGAGCTGATTTTATGAGACGTTACCCACCACCAAGAAGTACACAACCTATCGTTGACAGTGCAGGATTATCCGTTATACTAACGATTATTACTGTATGTTGTCCACCATTAGGATTGGTCGCATACATTTTAGCAGGTATCTGTGAAGAGATCGGATTAAAGATAGGAAAATAGGTTTAAAATCAGTAGTAAAAATACTATCAAATTTTTCTATAAATTTCCACAAAACCTCTTGACAAATCAGAATTAATCTGCTACAATATAATTGTGAAATACAAGATATCTTGTATTATTTAACGCAAATTGAATTATTTAGATGTCCCTCATGTTGAGGAATGCGCGACCTACGGTTAGTCCTCTAATCGTAGGTTATTTTATTGTAAGGATGTGCAAATTATGTCAAAGTCTGTCATGATGATGTATATAGATTCTAATAATTTTTATAAAAATATTGCTGATTTATATGATACAAAACCTATTAGACTTAATTGGCAATCATTATGTCTTGGGATAAGAGATGTCATCCAAGAAGATTATAGCTGTAATTTTTCAAAGGCGTTTTATTATTCAGCATTATCCGATAGGAGCGATAATCCTGATAAATATGATTCTCACAAAAAATTCTTAGATAACTTAAATCAATGCAAATACATAGATGTTGTGATTGGAAAACTTTCACGAGTACCGATTGACTCTGCTACCCCGATTAATAAGAACGATCCGTCAACTTATAAACACGTTGAAAAAACAACAGACGTAAATATATCTAATGGAATGTTGACCTCAACAGCTGATATTATTGTTCTTTTATCCGCTGACACAGATTTTGAAAGCACTATTAGATTATTAAAAAAACAAGGTAAAACTGTATTGGTGGTTGTTCCTATTGGCGCTAAAAGTTCGCATATCCAGCATATTGTCGGCGATGATAATGTGATTTTATTAGATAAAAACTTTTTTGATAAATATACTAAACCTCCTGTCGCATTAATTTCAAATTAATTTAGATAAGTTTAATTTATATATTTCAAAACGCATAATGTAATAAGCAAAGCCCTACTCAATTAAGAGTAGGGCTTTCTATATATTGTATTTTGATAGCATAAACAAAAGTCACCCACCTTATTCAGATGGGTGACTTCTTTTACGATAAAACAACAAAGCGCATACAACTTTGCCACTCTAATCCTTGCTTTTGCAAGATAACCTAAACGGTTATATAGCCCGTGTTTTTTCACACCGATACTAAGTTGTCGTATTCTATACAGTGAATATACTTTTCAATTACTTAGAAAATTATATATTCAAGGCTTAAATGCTCTTCTGTTTTAAAACAAATACGGTGCATCACTTGTCGTATCATTTCAAATACAATTTGTATGCTTTACATATATATAATACCATGAAAAATGGCATTTGTCAAGTATTTTCTCATAAAAAATTTATTGTTTTATAAATCGGTGTACTATATAGTGTCATTTCTCAAACAACCAAAAATAAATGATTAAGCATTCTTCAAATCATCAAATAAGAATTTTGTTCTACTTTTTTCGACAATTCTCTTGACATTTCTTAAATCATTTTGTATAATGTAAGCAAGTAATATATCTGATTTACCACATTGAATATTACATTTTGGTTCTACTAATTTAAACATAGTATGATAAGTATGTACAAAGTACAAATTAGTGACTATTATTTTACGGAGGAAAAAATTATGGGACAATTTAATATGCAATTTACATTAGAGGAGCATTTTAAAAACTTAAGCGAATCCTATGAACAAGTTACTGATGTATACTGCCTTTGGAACTTATTAAAAAAAGACATTTCTGAAAAGCTTATAAATACATATCGTAATTACCCTTATTTCAGTAAACATGATGCCTCACATTCAAAAACAATAATAACTAATATTGAACTTTTCTTAGGTAAGGAAAGGATACAAGCACTTTCAGCAACAGATACAATTATGTTGCTTATTTGTGCATATATGCACGATTACGGTATGGCATTAGATTTAGAAGAAATATTCAGCATTCTTAATGATTCAGAAGATAAATTTAAAAATTTTTTAAAAGACAAAAAAAATGAAAATATTTACGCTAAACGAATATTAGACTATTATAACAAAGAAAAGTCCGATGGTAATTTAAAAGAATTATATTATTCAATATTAATTATGCTTCAAGATTTAAACAGACCATATCATTGGGTAGGTGTCGAAAAAATACGACATGATTACGAATGCTTGTTTGCAAAAAGAATTAAAGTGAGATTCGTCACAGCAATAATTGATATTTGTCAGATGCACGGTAAAAATGTGGAGGCAATTTCCACGTTAAGCCGTCGATCAAATGGTATGTTTGCCGATGTTTTTCATCCTAGATTTATTGCTGCTATGATTCGTTTAGGTGATTTATTAGATTTAGACAATCATAGATTTAGTCAAGAATTTGAACGTGCTATGCAAAAAAACGATAATTTAATACCAGAGTTATCAAAAATTCATTATTTAAAGCATGAATCTATAACTAACTTTTTAATAACTCCAGAATATATCGATATAGAAGCAATATGTAATGGAAATGATGCTTTAGCATTATCTGTCGCAAGAGAAATATATGATTGGTTACACTGGTTAGAAAATGACTGTATATATTTAAAACAAGAATGGGATATGATTGCACAAAAAGATTTTGGAACTTCGCCTAAAATAAGAAATAAAAAAATTTTAGTAAACGGTATGGAATATCACCATTTTGTATATAACTTAAGAATGGAACTTCCAAGTGATAGAATTTTTGAACTTCTTATCGGAAGTAATGTTTATGAGAATAAATATGTAGCATTTCGAGAAATTATTCAAAACGCCATTGATGCAACCTTATTGCAAATATGGGAAAATTTTTATAATAATTTACCACCTAATACTTTAAAAAGCTCATATTCATCAAAGTTAGCAGAGTATTGTTTATCATCAAATTTTGATAATGAATATAAAATACAAGTAAATGTAATTGAAAACATTAAAGAAAATGCTGTTTACGTTGAAGTAATCGATAATGGAATTGGAATAGGTGATGAGGATTTACAATACATGTGTAGAATAGGAGAAAATAATATATGCAATCCTCAACGTCATAAATTCATAGACCAGATGCCAGATTGGTTTATTCCATCAGGCGTGTTTGGTATTGGATTACAAAGTGCCTTTCAATTAACAAATGAAATAGAATTTTTCACCAAAAAAGCTAACAGAACTCCACGACATATACGCTTCTCTTCTTATTCTAGCAACCAAGGAAAAATTGAGGTTTCAAAATGCCCAAATTCATATTTAGAACAGTTTAATAAATTATCGACACAAGGCACTTTAGTAAGATTAAAAATTAATCCTAAATTTTTTAGAAAGAACAAAGATTTTGATTATTTTGATTTAGCGTTTGAAAACGAAAAGCTTAACAGTCATGTCATATTTGTTGAAATCATTTATCAATTAAAAAAATATATAGAAACACAAAAAATTAATTATATGCCCATATTTTTTTCGAATTATATTATAGAAGATACAACTAATATTTCAAAGAAAGAAAAAATGAAACGTATAAGTAAAGATGAAAGCTTTTATTATGTTATGAATATGACTGAAACTGGTCAAAAAATAAAGTTGACCAAAAAGAATGATTTTATAATTTTAAATTATTGGAACAATGATAAAAATATTTTTTTAGAGGTGCAAATTCCTAAATGCAACATTTTGAACCCCTCAGATGCAAAGAAAATTCTATTTTCATTACAATTTCTTGATAATGCTTTTTTAATTAAATACAAGCATAATATTATAAATAATTATGAGCAATTATTTGGATATCGTTCTAGTCAAACTGATACTCAAGTATATGATTTAAACAATAATATAATAAGATGTTTAGTTAATATTTTTGATAAGAACCCCGAAAATTATTTAAACATTGACAGAAATGTTTTAAAATATGGGAAAATAACTTATTCTGATATAGCAACTTGTGAGGAAGAAATGTTTTCCTTATTTTGCAGTAAGGTTTCCGAAAAAAAACTATTGGACGGTAAAAAGGCTTTTATTTCAAAAAATGATTATCTCCCGATTTTATCTATTTTATTTTTTCGATTTGCACGAAAGAAAGCTCTCAAATCATTTATTTTAAAATATGGCAAAGATTTACAAAATTATGAGATATCACTTAATAATGATGGTATATCTTATAATATACAATTACAAAAAATTTTAGGTATAGAAAATAACAATTTTTTTGTTTATGATATTGTTGAAAGCAAATATGAATCTTTTTTTAATGTTGAAGATGTTAAAAATTTTGAGGAATCTCAAATAAAGCCAATTTATGTATCAGATCTATATAATTATTTCCCACGTCACTTTTTTATACCTGTTAAAATTACTATTCAAAAATACAATTCAAAATTATGTATAATTTATGAATGCCAAATAAGAATGAATACAAATCAAAATAATGAACAGTGTTTTATTGACATTGATGAAAATTATTGGAAACTAGATTGCATTAGTTTTAGCAATGCTAATAAAAGTTCCTCAAATAAAACTGTTTTAAAGCCAATATCTAAATATAAATGTTTAATTACAAAGTCATTTCCAAAACCATTTTATAAAAGTACTATGTTTAGAAACGTGTTAGATCAAAACATTTCTACGTATATTATTTTCCCTTTAGAACAAAATTTAACACATCAATTATATAAATGTAAAGAATGCAACTCAGAAAATGATTTAAAAACCATCTTAAAAGAAATAAACAATAGTATGGTCAAAGATCCTTACTTTAAAAAGTGTTTGAATTATGTTAGAAAGAATTCTTGTCAACCAAATACAACTGATGAACTTATTATAAATGATTACAAACAATTAATTCTTGATATCGGAAACGAATTTTTTTGTTTAAATAACAAAAAGCAATAATTTTTATTTGAAGCCAAACCATATAAAAGATTAAAAATTACTATCAAATAATGAATATTCCGTTTATATGGTTTGGCTATTTTGATTTCAAAAAAACAATGATTTTGCTTTAATTTAAGAAATAAGTATATTTAAATAGAACAGTTTGTCCATCGAATTTTTTAGCATTTTTATTCCATTTAGACAACCCATATCTCATTAATTACCACTTATATATTTCTTTTAATCACTCAAACTATCTTTGGGTGATTATTTTTGTCTTATAATAATTATAAAAATGCGAGAGATGCTGCTTGGCGCTGTCTTATTGACTGTGGCATATCATTTCTTCCGACCAGGCTATCGGTAATATGTCATCATTACAATGTTGATATTATAAAAAATTCCGACTTATCTGATCATGAAATGCGGTTATCTCATGGTCAGAGAGGAAAGCTTATTTTTTCCAAAGGCAAGCATTATATTATTGTTGATGATTCTGAAACGCATCAGGCTCAGCGTTACACCATTGCTCATGAGCTGGGGCATTTGATTATTCCGACAAGTGATGAATATGAGGCTGAACGCTTTGCTATTGGCATTTTGGCGCCTGCTTGCGTTTTATGGGGCTGCAACATTCATTCCGCTGAAGACATTGCTATGATATGTGACATATCTCAGGCTTCCGCTAAGATACGTGCTGAACGCATGGAAACACTCTATAAAAGAAACAAGTTTTTGACTTCTCCGTTGGAACGGCAAGTTTTTGACAATTTTTCCGAATTTATAAAGTCTATTTCTTCCGAAAAACATTAGCCTTTTACTCATGATGACATTTTTATTGGTAAAAATCCAAAAAATTTCCGCTTAGATTTGGGTAATAAAAAAGGACGTCTGAAACAAACATCCTTTTAGCATCTTTTTTATATTCCTTTTTTGTGCAGAAAAATCTATAAAAATACAGACTTTTCTCTTGACAAATTTGCGTATATACTGTATAATAATAAATGTAGGGAACACATTGGATAGACGATAGTTCCCGACGAATTAATGATTTTAAGTGTTAATAATCCGCCTAACTGGTACTTAGGCGGATTACTTCTTTATACGACTAAAGATAAAATCAACCAGTGTAATAACACAGCTGATAATATTTATAATAGTATCAATAGAAATAATTTCCACTCTCCTTTGCAGTTATTCCACAAAGGTTTGTGAATTTCGACCTCCTTTCCAACCAATGTGGTGATGGTCGGGAGGTTTACCGCCTACTCTATACGTCCAAACTCTTCAAAACAACGCCAATGTATTCCCTACTGCTTGTATTATACCATGCTTTTCCAAATATGTCAATATATTTATTGTTCCGACAAATAAAAATAATCGTCACCTGATCAAAGATGACGATTATTTTTTATATTTTTTATATTGATATTATTTTCCGAGGAACTCATTGACTGATTTTTCTATAAGTTCTCTTCTTGCTTTTATGCTTGTGGGGCTTGTGGTATGTTCTCTGACGAGAGAAGCATATTCTTCAGGCATATTTCCAAAGAACTTTTCCACCCACTTTGCAAACTGCTCGGGTGTATCGAATTTTTCCAGGTATGGCAGGTATCCGATGAAATGTGTGGGCTTGAACATCAGTTTGATCACGTCTGAATTTTCCTTCTCTATTGACATGTTCTTATATGTTTCAAATATAAAATCATACGAAGATTTAAGCTGTTCCCTTTCGTCTACATCAATGCTTAAAACCTTCATGACCTCATTGACGTGGGCTGGAGTGAGGTTTGGTTCTTCCTCAAAGAGAGCTATCCACGATCTGATTATGATTTCCTGCTGTTTGAGGGCTTTTCTTTCCGTTGAGGTGAGCATTACGTTGAACAGCTCGTGATTGGTGAGTTCCTTGATATCTTCCATTCCCTGCTTATAGGAACGGGCAATATCGAATTTGCTCATGGATTTTCCGTTATTAAGTCTGCGGAAAATGAGAGATTCTTGTTCGGGGGTTGCGTTTTCCATTATAGAAACATTCAGAGTTGTATCAAGTATCCAACTTTGGAGTTTGGGAGGAAGCTGTTTAAAACGCTTCCCTTGAAGCTTGACTGGTTCTCCGTTGAGATATATGTCAGGCTCGTTTGTCAGTCCCGTGAGGGCAAAATCTCCGTCTATATAATGGATTATGGTTGTTCCTCTTTGCTTTCCATCAAAGATTTTCAGGAGAGTATTTCCGTTGGGGAGTTCCCTTACACCTGCAATAAATGGGGACTGTGCATCGGTAATCTTCAGTAAGATTGAATGAATATAGAGGGATTTTCGGGTATTGCTCCACACCTCTCCACGCTGCATATCGTCCGTGAAATCAACCTCAGGAATATCCTCATAGTACATATTATAAAGAGATTTAATGCTGATACCTTTTTGGTACATCTTAAATTTATCCATAATAAAATCCTCCTGATAAAATTAAAAATAATGATAATAATGTTCATCATTTCGATGATTTAATAATATCATACTTTTTTATATTTGTCAAGAGGAAAGCTATATTTTATTATTTACTTGCAAATTCATAGAACTTGCGTTTTATTATACATTAACATTCTCCTCCTATATTTAAAATATGCACTCCATATTTTAAATATTTATCACCCTTTTTAGAATTTAATGCCCATTCCTTTATTTCTTCTGCGGTATCTTCACCAAAATCGTCATTAACATCTTCAATCAATTCATCAAAAGTATCAGTGCAACCATATCCACCTGAACCAAAATCAACTTCATATCTAAACAAATCTTCCATAAATTTTGGTAACTCGGGTAGTGGCATCCAATGGGTTATATTAATATCATATGTTTCACCCGTATCTGCGTACATACCTTGAATCCAGCCCAATATTGAATGATCCCAAGCATCAGCATTGTGTCTATAATGACCAACATAGCAATGTTCTCCATCAGTTATTAAATAGTCATTGTGGTCACCCTTTTCGGGCAACTTATCTTTTACGCTTATCCATTTTTCCATAATAAAATCCACCTTTCATTAAATTATTTATTCCACATCATCTTTATATTCCGTAAAAAATCCGAGCCGTTTATTAATTTCATCAGTCATAACAATAACAACCATTTTCCGTGCCAACAGCTTTGAAATATTTCTTTTTTCCGCTATTTTATTTGTAAAATAATCAATGATCTGCTTACCAGTAAATTTCTCTAACCCTTCCATTCTGGCACTTCCTGTCCGTTGCTTAATTTTCCTCATATTAAATTATTCCAGTTCCTCAATCATCTTTTTAACACTCCCAATTTCTTCCGATGTATGAGGTGTTCCACCTACGTTCATATCAATATACCATTGTAAAACTTCCTTTTCAGTTTTCAAATTATTGACATTAAGCCTTAATGTATGTCTCATCTTCGGTTTATCCTCGAAGTCTTTATAATAACGTCCAAAGATAGGGATTTCGTTATTGATAAACCTCAGACAAGCTGTGATTCGTTGTAATCCGTCCACGCAGACATATTCATTATATGCTCCCTTGGGAACGTAATCGTTCCAATCAGGCTTATTGAAGTAACACACCAAGCCTGATTTTCCACCACGGAAAAAATATTCGAGAAATGCTATTTGCTGTTGTTCTGTCCAAACGTGTCCTCTCTGAAATTTCGGATTAAGCTGCAAGCCTAATTCTTCCTGCTCTTGTTTTATCCAACGGACAACGCCTTCTATATCAAAGTTACACTCCCACGCTCCATCTCTTGTAAATTGTGGTATGTCACTAAATCTTTTTATTTCAGTCATTTGTTTCACCTCGAATTTTCTTTATCATCGTTTCTGCTATTTGATCTATATCTTCTATATCAACAGCTTCAAAACTCATATAATTTATAGGATTATAAAAACAAGAATGTTGTTTTAATTCTTTTACAAGTTCTTTTATTCCGTCAATTTTTCCTTTATTATAGCTTGTTATTTCCACGCCATCAAGTGCTTTTTCTGTAGCTTCTACAACAAAATTCTCCAAATTAATATCAAATTTCTTTTCTACATCACACTTAATCCACTTTTCTCCTAAATGATTTTCTTGTGATTTATAAAATTTATTATGATAATATTCAGCCAAATAATAGATATTATTTTCCTTCTTTACAACCACATAAGTGTATGTAGCTAAATCGTCCTCGTTTTCATATGTAAAATCATATATTGCACCTACCTTTAAATTAGCTTCAATATATTTCTTATATATTCCGATGCCAGTTTTTGTGTCATAAAACCAACCTAAATTTTTAAAATTGATATTTAAAGAATCACATTCTCCAACTGTATGAAATTCTATATGTAACGTTTCATATTCGTTCATCTTAATATCTCCTTAATATCCCCTACTCAATAGAACATAATCTTCCGATAAAACGGAGTTTTTATTCTATTTTTGCTAATCCATCAAGTCTTATTGTTATTTTCCTCACTTTCAATTTTACTTTGTAATTTTTCCAGCATCTTTACAACTGTAGATGTTTGTTCCTTTAAGGCGTATATGGTTTGAGATATTTCATTAGTCATTAATTTCGTTTGTGGAGTATCCGCAAACGTCCTTTTATCCCAAGAGAATGTATAACCTAATCCTAATAAATTTTTGAGCAAATATTTATAAGTATTATTTATATTGTTTTGAGCATCTACTAATTTTGATGATATACGGTATATTTCTTCCTTCAGTTCAGCCGAAATGGTGTTGTTTTTATTTGCAGTCATTAAATTTTCCTCCTCATCAAACAGTAATTTTATTACACAGGATCAGGCATCATATATAAAATATCGTCCTTTACCATTTCAAAACGGAATGAAGCTTCCTCTTCCGTAAGTTCTCCATCTTTCACCTGTTCCTCACATTCTTCTTTAAGTTCCTGTAATTTCATGTTGTACAGCTTTACAAATTCTTCGTTAGTCATTATTATTTTCCTCCTGTTAAACGTATCTTTTATTGCTTTTATTCTATCATAATATCCGTGTGAAGTCAATCGATTTTTATTGCTTCGCTAATGAATGGTTACGCCCTCAAAATACTTTTTCAGCCTCAGAGCTTCATAATTAGCCCTATATTGTTTTTGACGTTCAAATTCTTCCGACAGATTGAAAGTATTATCGTATTTGATCGCTTCCGCTGCCTGCTGTGCTTCGCCTCTGTTGCCGTTGTATAAGCTTGTAAGAATTTCCGTAAAGCTTGCAAATGTTGTGTTGCTCATGGCTATTCCTCCTCAATTATTTTCCATAGCTTGACTTAGTAAGCTAAACACGTTATACGGATTTTCCAATGGATCGGCATCAAGCCTATTATGTATATTGACCTCGAAAAAACTTCCGAGGATATACAATAATATTACAGTGCTTACAAGGTTTATAATATTTATATTCCGTTTTGTTGTTCTTACTTTTGTTCTCATTTTATTTTTTCCTCCGTGTTATTTTTTGATCTGAAGCCATATATCTTCACATACGCCTGCGAAAAGATAGAGCATTAAAACTATTATGAACATTGAATTTTTCCTCCTTTTATCAAAGTCATCAAAGTATTGTTTTATCGTCAGTCTATCACATTGAATACGATCTTAACGAGCCGAATAATAAATTGACGGTTTTTCAGTAACATTATAGATGTAGCTTCCACATTTTACAAGTAAAGCATTTTCTCCATAAAACATATTCTTCATACCTTTAATACTTCCGCTTACGTGAAAATTTGGGAACATTTCAATATGTATTGCTTTCCCTCTGCTTATTGATAAATATTTAACTTTCATAGTCTTATACCTCCATCAAACAATTATTTTATTCCGTATAATCGGCTTTTATAGTGCTGTTTACGTTTAACCTCATAGGCAATATAACTATAGCTCCTATCTCTGATTTATTCTCCGTTGTTCTCTACTGCTGAATTGCAGACGGTTATTCCATTACCGAGACAGCCCATCCAAAGTTTGAAATTTTTCATTTGTTTAACCTCCTCAATGATAGATCATAGTTACATCATTGATTTATTCCTCCCTCAAGCTTTAATTTCAATATCGCCGATATAACGATCATCTATCGAGTCATATATAGCAGCGTAAATAATGCCGTTTTCCAACGCCCATATATAACTAATCTGATAACGCTTGTCTTCATCGTCAAAGCAATAATTATCGTATATGTCAAGCCTACATCCGTCACGAAGTCCAGATGTATTATTAAATACGTCCTCCGTTGTATCCTCTGCTATGTCGTGATCGTTTAACCATTCCGAAAAATAGTAGCACATTCCAGCAGCAAAAACGCTATTTAATTTGTATGCGTTTTCGTTCTCCTTGTAAGTTGACGGGATAACATTGAATTTTTCTCCACATGTGTTTTTAATAGTCATAACTTATAACCTCCATAATATGTATTATTCCGCTTGTGGCGTTTGGTTCTGCCTCATATCCTCATGCAAATAATCGGGAGATGTGCAGCGGAAGCGGTTTAATTCTTCCGCTGGTGTGGTATTATGCGTATGTTTTGCCGTTTGTGCCTATTTTATATTGCTTATAAATCATAATGATATTATCCTTATACAGCGTTTCCAGATCATCAATATAACGACTATCAAAACAACCATATTTTGACATTTTAGTAATAACATTACCCTTATCTTTTATAGTATAGATGTCCTCATCTTTTAAATTGTGCCATCCGTCAAGAATTATTAACGATTTATTATAAAGATACATTTGCATGTTATTACGCTTTCTAATACGCTTGCATTCCATCTTTACAACATCGGCATATTGTGCATAAGTCGTAAACTCAAAGCGATTAAATACGATTTTATCTGTAACAGGAAATCCAAAATCATTGAAATATATCAATGTGTATTTGTTTCCGCTTTTCAAATTTGCGTTGAATATAGCTTTCTGAAGTGGATTTGCAAATTCGTTAATGAGTCGTGCATAATCTTTAAGCGCTTTTTCCTCTGTATCGGCTGTGTATGTTCTCAACTCATCTCCAGCAAGAGTTAACGCCATGCTTTCAAATACGTTTTCTTCTATCTGCACTGTATCAATAATAATTTCACACTGAATTGTGTAGCCTCCGTTTAATATACAATGTGCAATATGTTTCATCGTTATATATCCTCCTATCAATCAAATGTGAATTTTATTCCGTTTTAAAATTCTTTGACTAATAAATATTTATCCTCAAGGCGTTTTACTTTGTCTTGTAATGTGCCTGATTTATCCCTTATAGCTTCTAAAAATTCAGAAGTATTCAAGTTATCAAGAATATGGGAATATCTCCATTCAAGCGGATAATTATTCCACTGTTTGAGAAATTCGGCTTGTTTTTCCTCTGCTGCCTGCTGTATTCGCTTCATATCCTCAGAAGGGATATAATCAGCCTTCTTCTTCAAAGTCTGTATCCGTAATAGTCAATACCGTTACCCACAAATCAATGTACTGTTTTGACCATTTATTTGTTATTTCATTATCAAAGTCCATACTTCCAGTAATAACATACCCAACTTGACAAGCTTTACCATTTACATCAATATACATCGGGCTTTTAGTTTTTAAAGCATTAGATGAAACGCTAATGTAATGTTTCTTTTCCACTAATTCAGCATATTTTTTTAAACCCTCTGTTATATTCTCTGACTCTATTGTGATATCCCTTATAATATTAGGATCAATCCAATATTTTTTATTATTATATTCCTTCATCGCAATAGTTGTTTCAAATAAATATTTCATTGTTTTTTCCTCCATCAAATACACGTTTTATTTGTTTAGCTGTCTCCCACCATTGCAAGAGACTAACAGTTATACAGCCGTTTAACCGTGCTATTTTTAACATTTGCTTATAGTTTATAGTTTGATTGTGTTATTCTTCCTCTGCAAATTCGAGATCGTCTTCTATTTCGTCAAGAGCTTCCGAAATAGCCCAATCTAAAAGATAACATCTGATAATTACGTCAAAATATTCCCAGTCTTCATCAAGAAACTTTTCGCCTACTATTTCATTAGTAACGCACAATTCTTTACAAGCTTCAGCAAGCAAATCCATATTATCATCAACATATCCGAAAGCTTCAGCATAGTTAAATGTGTAGCTTCCGCTTGCGTTACCTGTTACGCTGTCTTCGTTCCAAAGGATATCATTCAGATCGTTTTCGAGTTCCTCACGGTCGGAATAGTTTGAAGTGTTGACCTCGTTTTTGATATAATCCTTTATATCGGATTTCATTGCTTCAAGATAATTATACATGATATTTAACCTCCAAATTATTATTTACTTGTGTTCTCTATGCTTTTCAAGCCTTACGCTTGCGTTAGTGTTTTCTTTGTATTCTTTGTAACGATCTTTAGCTTCTTTGTATGTATATTCAGAACATTCACATTCCCATCCGTAACCGTAATTTGTCATTATATCCCATCTGTCAATGGTTTTTCTTTTATTAGTGTTTTTCATTTGTTTAGCCTCCATAAAATTGCATAGCATATTATCAATTACTTTATATTGATTGCATTGTGCAGGTTTTTACCTCTATTCTCCGCTTGTTACGGCGGAAGAATTCGGAAAGTCTGAAGCGGATCACCTGGATGAATGTTGCTTTTATAGTGTTCATGATTATTAGCTCCTTTATTATTATATTTTTTTAGTACCCGATTTGTCAAGCCGTTTTATTGGCTTGACTTTTTCGGGGCTTTGTGTTATGATTAATTATTATCTGATTTGATTTTGTTTTGTTCTCTTGTTTTTTACTGTTATTATTATAACATAGATTACTATTAATGTCAATAGTTTTTTAGAAAAATAATGCATAAACATAACATAGATTAATGTTATTGATTTGTGCACAATGTACAGAAAGGTGTTATTTATGCCGATGAGCAAAGCCCATATTAAAGCAAGCAATAAATATAACAAAGAAAATTACCGCAAAATTCAAGCAAATATTAAACCTGCTGACTATAATATTATTGATGAGTTTTGCAAAAATAATAATATCAGTAAAGCGGAATTAATTGTTAAAGCTTGCAAGATGTATATAGACAATACAAACAAGGGATAAAATATCTCTTTATAATCATCGAAAATTATTACAAACAGATGAATATTAGTAAGCGTGAATTAATCGAAAAAGCAGTCACAAATTATATTGATAATAACTAATTGCTTTCAAAAATATGCTTGACAAAATAACTTTAATGTGTTATGCTTAGACTATGAATTACAAGGGCGTCCTTGATGTCACTTTCTGCCCTTGTAACTTACGGCTTAATTACGTGGATTTGCTTCAATGGCTTCTTCCCAAGTCGCATATTCACGTCCGTCAGCCTTGCCGATATATGAGTATGTGGTGTACTCTGTATCGGCGTTTTCATAGTCTGACATATTATGTATTACCGTCCTTTCTTATTTACTTGTAAAGTTTAGGTTTTCTTTGTGTTTTCCTTTCCTTTACTGTAATTATATTATAGCACACATTAACGCAGGTGTAAAGCAAGCCGATTTGTGCATTATGACGTAAATTGTGCAAAATGACAATAAAATACAAGCATAAAACAGCGTATAAAAAGCTTTATATACTGTATATAGTGTATATTTGTTGTGATATTGCACAAATTTAAGAATTATAATCACGAATTTAGAAAAGTTATATATAAAAATGCACAAAATATTATAGTTAGGAATGATACAAAATGTATAACAAATCAGATTATAACAATAAGTATAATAAAGAAAACTACAGAAATGCAGCATTACGCATAAAGCCGAAAGATTATGAAATTATTGAAAAATATTGCAAGGATATGAATATAAGTAAACAGTCATTATTTATAAATGCAGCGTTGTACATTATAAATAATGATATACCAACAGAGGAATACACCCGATAACATATCACTATAACACACCATACACGCCCATACAGCCGTTTAATATATGCAGTAGTGTAATTATATTGTTGTTTATAACGTTGCTGTAATAGGCGTTATATTGGATTATATAGTGTGTTATTGTATAATGTTGCCTAACCGATGGGCATTGATTAAATGAATGTAGCATAATATATAATGTACTATAATCATAGCAATATAATATATTTTAATGTAGTAAATTATTTATAGAAGCGTCGGAGCTAATAGCCAAATATAATCAGAATGTGTAATATTGAAATGTCAATAGGCATAATATATAAATATAATAATAGTGTATTGTGCATATTGCATAATAACGGTCTGAGCCTGAAGTATAGCCGTGAGTGCTGCTATAATGCGTTATACGGCGTTTTGTTTATAGTGGTATATTTATATTAATAGGTATGTTAAAATGGCGTGTGTGCAATTTATTGTTATTTGATATAATTTTATTGTAATTTGATATTTTATTATTGATATTCAATAATCGACGTTTATAGAATGTTAATAATTATGATGTGTTTTAGATATATTTATGTTGTAATATTGCATAATTTTAGGTGTGAAATTTGGTTATTTTGCAAAATGTGGGTGAGAGTCTGGAAGTGTGAATATTACTATGGTGTTAGTGAATAATCTAGAATAGTATTGAAATGTTATTGGATATTATCGGCAAAATTTGTTGATTATTTGGTTTAATTAGGTTGGTTTTTGCCGGTAAAATAGCAATTTTTTAAAATATCTCTTATATACTTTTGTTTTCTCTTGTTTTCTTTAGTTTGCTTGATTATACTTTGATTTGGTTTTAATTAGTTAACAGTGTTAAATAATTAGCAATGTTAACGAACCACTAAAAATGACTATTAGTCATTATTTGATATGTAACCGCAACCGATACCGATATCAATTCGGCATACAAAAAAATAATAACTTATAGCAGTTTCAAGAAATGTTACTAAAGCTAGCTCTAAAATTCATTAAGAAATGTTATTAAAAATGTTTCCAAAATATTGATTTCTATGTTGTGTTTTGGAGAAAAACGGCATAGAATCGGCAATACGGAGGGTATGTTTACATTTAAAATTGCAGTTTGATTGTTCAGAAAGCCTATAGTAGTTCCACTCAACTCACACGTCTAAAAATCCAAATCAACACTCAAATCACCAATCACCAAAAATCTCACCACCAAATCTCTCACTCCAAAAATCATCAAAAATCATTCGGTACTGCTCTTCGACAAACTCCCCTATCCATCCTATTTCCAGTTCAATAAAAACAATCTCAAAAATCCCCTATATCAAACCCCAAAATCTATATCCATATCACACTTTCAGACAAACTACAACACACTCTACGCTCACTTTCATGCTTAAAACATAAATATACTCTATCCACACAAACACCTCTCAAATCTAATCACAGAGCCTGATACAAACATCTTAAAAATAACACTTCAATACTATATTCACATTCAGAACCAAATCAAAAATACAGCTTGTTCACTTCAGATCACACCTCAAACGCTCCAAAAATCAACACAAACCCTAAATCGCTCAAGCACCGATAAAACCTATACTTTCTCCGAATGCTATAAAAATCAAATAAAAGTATCAAAAATTAAACCTATATCTAAAGCATCAGAAGTATCTTAAATCAGGTAAATATCGCAAGTTTATTAAAATAAATCGAAAGTCATTAAAATTACAAATTGTTTTCTTATGTTCTTATGAAAATTATAAATTACTATATGCTCTATATTCAAGCAAGTAATAAAATCCAGTTAAAAATCGCTTGACATTTTTATGAAATGTGCTATAATAGTATTGTGGATATATTATAAGTAAGTAATAATATAATAATGTTTAAAACCTACTTTTCTTTTTTGTTGACAAACTCGTCCATTTCACGTTTTATGGTCTTTGCTGCGCAAAGCCTCATAAAACTATGTGAAATAGCCGACTATCGCCCAAAAAAGAAAAGTAGCAAAAGAAAAAAGGGCGAATTATACTTTTATTGACAACAAAGGAGATGATAATGATAATAATGAGAAATTAAAAACTCGGACGATTATAATGTTTATAATAATTATGGTTTATATAACACTTATAATCGTCCGAGTTTTAACAATTTAATAATATCACTATTATTAAATAATGTCACTGTATATGTATAGGTTAAAGACTAACGGAATTGTCCGAGTCTAAGCAGAAAGGAAAATTGCAATATTATGAAATACAAAGATTATAGCAAAAATGAGTTAAATATTAGTAAGTTACAAGCATATATCACAAATAATATCTCTTTAGCGGAGAACAATAGCGTAAGAAATTATAAAACTATGTGTGATTTGCTTGAGGAAGAACCTACTGATGGTAATTCAAGAAAAGCACAGATCAATCGTTGGAAGAGATATTTTGAATTTCATAAGGAAGGACAGAAGTTTGTTATTGATGAAATATATGAAGAGCCATTCCCTACTGATGATGCTCGTAAACGCAGAGAAGGTCTTTATGTAAAGTACATAGAGTTGCTGCTTTTAGAGTTTCTTTCAAAACAAGTTGATTATAAAGTAACCTTGGGTAATAAGGAAATGTATCGTATTCTCGGTATGACAAATGATCGCTATGATATTAGAAACAGAATGGGTTCTACTAAGGCAAACGAGATATTAAGACAAACTATTATGAATAATGAGGATAAATTTGCTTTTACAAATAGCCCCAAGGTTTCTAATTTTGATATAAACAACTTTTATTTCAGAGCAGAACAGAAGCTCAACAGGATACTTTATTCAGCTCTTAGGAGTATGAAAGATAGATTTCTCATTGATTATAAGAAAGTCAATATTATAGCTGAATATAATGAAGATGATTCTCAGCACCTTGATTATAGAGAGTCAAACGCTTATGAAGATAAGATAATACTTGAAGCCAAAAATAAAATTATCAAGGAAATGGGATATGATAATATGACAGAGATAATGCTTCGTTATAAATGTGATGATTTTTATGAAAAGTTCAATGAGTATATTAAAGAAGAATATGGATGGGAAAAGTGTTATCCCCAGCTCAGAGTTGTCTATATTGATGATATTGCTAAACAGATACCACTTAAAGCAGAAGAGATTAAAAAGCTTTCTATTGAAGATAAAAGGACTCAGCTCAATGAAGAGATAATTAAATGTCTTAATACGCAGGCAGAAAAAAAATATAAAGAAGCCGAGGCAAGGTTCTTTGAATATGAGTGTGATAAGGCTGAAGCAGAAGAAAACGGTGAATGGGGTAAATATAATCCTTTTGAGAGAGAACCATTTATGTATAAGTCTGATTATGTGGAAATTCAAATGGCATTAACAGATTATCTTTTGAATATTCGTTTTGAGGAATTAGAGGTAAATCCTAAGAAGAACGATGACAAAAGTGTTGAATAACCTATTTATCAAATACACCACGGACAGCCGAGAAATGTCCCTAATATATATGTACTTCCCGATGATCAAGCTGAGAATAACATCAAGGCATTGCTGAAAGAACTAAAGCAGAGGTATAGGGTTGAGGAATTTGCTCCTGTACTTGCTCCTTCTATAAACAATAAGTAATTAATAAGATTTATTGTAAAAATCACTTGACAAACTAAAATTTCCAGTATATACTATACTTAGGAGCAGTGAAAGGCTCGGAATTAAAATATACATATTAAAGGAGATGTTGAGATGAATACATTAAAACTTACAACCACAGAAAACTTTATGGATGCTATTCCTTGTGATTTTTGGAACACTGCCGATGATGAATACCTTGTAACGAGAGAACAGATTGGTAGAGCATTGGAATATAGTAATCCAGCAAAGGCTATTGAGAAAATTCACTTGAAGCATAAAGACAGGCTGGATAGATTTAGTTGTCGTATAAAGAGTGAACTAAGTCGCTCCCCCCAGTTTGGGGGTGGCGGTAATGAAGGGAACGGAGCTATTCAAGAACGTACCTTTTATAATCGTAAAGGTATAATGGAAATTTGCCGTTGGTCACGTCAGCCAGTTCCAGTTGCCGATGAATTTATGGACTGGTGTTATGACATTATCGAAAATCTTATCATTAATAAAGCAACTTCAAGTAATGCTCCTACTATAAGTAAAGAAACCGCTACTCAGATAGTCAGTGCAACTAATAATATCTCTCGTATTGCGCAAATGCTCACCACAATTACACCACCAACGTTATACTCCAAATGGAAAACTGATGTGAGCATACAGATAAGACACTTAGCTTCTCGTATGGGTAATAATACTAATGATGGTATCAGAACTATTTACGGTGAAATCTACAAGGCTATGCGTGAAGATTATAATATGCCAGTGGACAAGTTCAAGCAACAGTACATAGAGAAGCACGACATAACCTATAACCCATATGCTATTGATATAGTTGATGATACTCCTGAGCTAAAGGAGTTGTTCACCAAGATACTCAACGAAAAGTACATAGGGACAATGGAAAGTTGCGATTTAAAGTAGATAATAATATCGCTTGTATAATTATTAAAAAATACATATTAACTTAAACCCATATGCTTATATCCTGCTGACAGCTCGAAATATATTTGGCTCAGAGGATATAAGCGATGTGGTTTGCGATAAGATATAAGAGACAATGCTATTATAATGTAAAGAAAAGGGGATTGATTAAAATGATCGAAAATTTGGTGACAACAACCAGAACAAGTATAATAAAACCAACAATTTTTGAAAATGAAAAGTTTGGCTCAGTAAGAACAATGACTATTGATAATGAACCTTGGTTTGTAGGAAAAGATGTAGCTGAATGTCTCGACTATAAAAATCCAAGACAGGCAATAATTACAAATGTAGATGAAGACGATAAGGGAGTCCATTCGATTGACACCCTTGGTGGTATTCAAAAAATGACCATTATTAATGAAAGTGGATTATATTCTCTTATATTGTTAAGCCATCTAAAGAAAGCCAAAGAATTCAAGCACTGGGTAACATATGAAGTTCTCCCGTCTATTCGTAAAACTGGTGGCTATGGCGTTACAAACAATAATGCAGAATTACTCGCTGAGATAATCAGTCTCAGGCGAGAGGTTGCAGAAATAAAATCTCTGGTTATTCCTACACAGTCCAACTATTACCTGTGGAAGAATAGTATTGCAACACCGCTTGTAAAAACGGCGTCTAAGATTCTTGGCATATCTGTAACTGATACATATAAAGCAATCTATGATGATATGGCATTAAGAGGGTTCAATCAGCCTTATGCCATGAACAGATTTTGTAATAAGTATAAGGTTGATAGTGTTTCGACCATTGATGCTGTAGCTGATGTTGATGATTATGTTAGAATATTTATGGATAGTGTTAATAGGTTCTTGGAGATAGACAATGTTACTTCAGACACTTCCAATACAAGCGCAAAATCAGAAGTAAATAATAATAATAATATAAGCATATCAAATCTAATTATAGACTATTCTACTCTCACAGTTGAAGAAATTATAAAGCCACTTGTTGACCTGTATCACGATACATCTATAAACAATGCCTATACATATAAGAGAGTTTACAAGGTTATGCGTTCCGATAGGAGTTGGAAAGCGTTGATGACACGCAGACATTGTAAGAGTAAGAAGAATCTTGTGGTGAAGTTTGCTGACATTAAGCGTGATTTTGCCAAAGCAGTAAATCAGCTTATGGAAACTGGCACTGTGGAAGCAGGTGGTGTAGTATGAACTTTGCTAAGGAATTTGCTTCTGTAGGGTTGCATTATGATTGCTCTACTTGTGGATATAGTAATTGTAGCAGTAGGGGTCTTCCCTACTGTTGCACAAATTACTTTCCCGAGAATATGAGTAACGTTATGGATAGTATTTCGTTCAACCTTCGTATGAATACTGGTAAATCGCACGACAAGAGGCTGATAAGAAGACCTATTGATGACAGGCATAATATGACTTGTGATGGTGATACTTTAGACAAATATTATGTTAGTATGATAAATGATACATTGTCTGAGATTAGGAAAGGTAAGACTGCTTATTTGTTTCATTTGTCACAGATACAGGAAGTTATGAAATTCGAAAATATTGATTTTACATATAATAATGATGATGGTTGTTTTGCTGTTAGGCTGAATAAAGGAGATAATAAAAAATGAATAAAGAGCAATTTATAAAACTTATGACTGTTATAAAGGAAAGATACTATTCATTGGAGAGTATGTACGATAAACTTGATGATATATTTGGCGATGTTGGAGATAGGTTTGTTGCTAATACATCATTGTTCCCTATCATTAAGGTTATTTCAGATATTGTTGGTGACGACAATGAGTGGATAGAATGGTACATATATGAAAAAGAATGGGGAACTAATAAAGATTTAGAAGTTACCGATGATAATCATAATATTGTGCCTTCAAAAACATTAGAAGATTTGTGGGAACTAATACAGAATGGCAAGGATGGTGACAAGTATGAATGATGTTACTCTTTGGTATGGTGACTGTCTTGAATTGATGAAAGATATACCTGATAAAAGCATTGATTGCGTAATTACCGATTTGCCTTATGGCTCTACGTCCTGCTCTTGGGATATTATAATTCCTTTTGATAATATGTGGAAGCAGCTGAAACGAATAACTAAACCTACAAGCCCAATCATATTATTTGGTCAAGAACCTTTTACTTCTGAGTTGAGAATATCTAATCTAAAAGATTATAAATATGATATTTATTGGGAAAAGGAAAGATTAACTAATATTCAGCAGGTTAAAAGAAGAATTGGTAAAACGGTAGAAACTATATCTATATTTTATGAAAAACAACCTACATATAACCCACAGATGATTAAATATGAGGGTAAACCACGCTCAAACAAAGTAAAAGATGGTGTCATCGGTAAGTTGTCGGACAATAAAGAACATAGGGTTATAGAATACATAGATACTGGGTGGAGATATCCTACTCAGGTGTGGAAGTTTCAGAGAGATTGTTTAAAATCTAATTTTCATCCAACTCAAAAGCCAGTTGCATTATTGGAGGAGTTAATAAAGACATTTAGCAATAAGAGTGACATTATATTGGATTTTACAATGGGTTCAGGCAGTACAGGTGTGGCTTGTAAGAATCTTAATCGTAAGTTTATCGGCATAGAATTGGATGATACATATTTTAAGATAGCTAAAGAAAGAATTGAGAATACAAATGTATGAAACAGATTTTATTTTATTAAATTTAAGGAGATGATAAGATGATAACAGCAAAAATTGGTAATAATACAATTAATTGTTATGACAGTAAGTATTCTAAGGAAGAATTGAAGACTTGGGCAAGTAAAAATATAATCAAATGTCCAGTTTGTGGAAAGATTATGAATACTGCCATGGTCAAATAAACACGCCGTATTTTAGACACAAGGATAAATTTGAATGCGATTATTTATATTCTGAGCCTGAAACAGAAGAACATATTAAAGGTAAAATTGCTTTATATAACTGGATTAAGTCACAAGACGGAGTTAGTAACGCTGTATTAGAAGCGTGGATTCCTGAAACCAAACAAAGACCTGACGTTATGTTTGAATATGGTGGTCAAAAGTGGGTTATCGAATTTCAATGTAATCCTATTGCAACAGAACAAATAGAACGTCATAAACTGTATAAAGCCGCAGATATTAAAGATATCTGGATTTGTGGCAAAGAAAAATATGGCACTGGTAGAAAACATATGGAAAAAATTATGAATGGTATGTTTGATTATGAAAATAATACTTTTACTGAAATTTATGACCTTTTACAATGCGATCTGCTTCCTTATGGATATGTTAAAAATAGTTTTTTTCGTTCTGTAAAGCTTGAAAATATAACATTTAAGAATAGAATTGTATTTACAGATAACGCTATGGTTACATATGTTAGCGAAGATATAGAATTACATAAAAAATATGAAGCAAGATTAAAAAGAGAAGAATATATTAACACTATATTTGATATTTGTAATACTATTCCAAAATGGTATAAAAAAGTACAACATAATTGTGTAATAACAGTAAAACGTGGTAGCTGGGATTCTCCGTATCTTGTAATGATAAATTTTTCAAGCGATATTACACAGCCATTTACTATGTTTATCAAAGAAGATACTATTGACATTTGCATAACAGAAAAATATAATCGTAAGGTTAAACGTGAATCATCATATCGTAGGAATAGTTATTATTGGCAAAAATCTTCAAGGTTTATCAATGTTGATATTCTTAAATATAGTGATAATAATTTAATTTTAACAATAAAAAATTATTTCTCAGGAAAGCTTCATGAAGGAATAGCAATAAAATACAGTAAAAGGAGATAATAACACATGAGACAGATATATACACTGAAATTTAAGTCTTCGCTTCTGAAGGAATTTGGGTATAAAATTAATATGGAATTTGACGAAGCTAAAAAATTAAAATGTGTAATTGCATTGGCTGATAGTCAGATGCTTCGTACAATAAGAGAAGTCCGTGGGCAGGTTATTGATTTTGATAAGGTTGAGGGATTATATACAGACAGAGAAATTTATGATAAAAAGCTTTCAAATTCAAAATCTCTTGGAAAAGATGACATTGAAAAGATTGTTGCTAACAGAAACGAAGTACAATCTGAAATAGACGATATGCTATATGTAAAAGATTATGTAACTATCGTTATGGAAAGTACAAAAGATTATGATTATATTTGTGAAAATGGCGTTGAAATAAACGGCAAGGTTTATCACAGGTTGAGTTGTTCTGCTGGACAAGCTCGTAAATCAACTATTGTGGTTTGTCCAGATGATATTATTGATGAAGTAATTCACAGACTTGATAATGACAGAAACAAGAATATTCCTCTCGCTGCAAGTAAATATAATGCCTATTTTGGACTTAGCAGCTCTGCGACTCAGGTTGTAAGTGAACCAAAGTTTATTGTAGTTAAAGATTTTGAAAATACCGATACCTTTGACGTACATTTTGTAACTGAGATAGCAGGAAACACCGATGATTTAGTAGAAGATAAGACCGTTACACAGACTTTTAACAGAACTGACGGAATGGGACTTATATCTCCAAGACAGGCTAAGAAATGGGCTGATGAGTTAGGATTAGATTATATACCCTCACAATTTGGATTAAGGCAAAGCTTTATAAAGGGTATGCTTTGTACGTTCCCCATTCACGAATTTTGTGAAGAAATAAATGGTGGCAATTACATAGTAGATACGATTTACAAAGATGAAAACGGAAGTTATATAAAAGCTGATCTTCGAGATTACGACATTATTATTTCTGAATCGCAGTTTAAGCTTTGGAATTGTTATGATGGTGTTGATGATTACCTTGAAAAATGCCACAAAAATGGTTTGAAATGGGGTATTCCTCAGTATGCACCTAAAGAGTGTAAAAACATTCTAAAGATGAATTACCAGTTCTTACAGACTTTGAACTTGAATGAAACTGACATAAAGGAACTATGCAAGCCTTTTGTTGATTGGATAACGGGTGTTTCATATGATAACTTTGAATATATGTTGCTGTTTTTGCTTGGAGTAAATAATACAGAAGAAAGCATAAGCAATTTCTTGAGAAGTAGTGATAATTATTGGTTGAAGTCACTTGTGGTAAATCCCGATTTGAAGAATGATAAGTTTATTCGTACAAAAATAAGGGATTTGATAAAGAATAAAATAAAAAAGGGCTGCATGGGTGATATTTATGTTAAGGGTAATTTTCAGACTTTAGTATCTGACCCATATGCTTATATGCAACACGTTTGTGGTATTGAACCCACTGGATTGCTTGATAAAGATGAATTTTATTCAAACTATTGGAATGAGCGCAACGTAACACAGGTAGACGGTATGAGGTCTCCCCTCACTTTCAGATCGGAACACGTTGTTATGAATTTAAAAAAGAATGTTGAAACCGAGAAATGGTACAGGTATTGTAAAACTGGTATCATAATAAATTGGTTTGGTCATACAGTGCAGAATTTCGGGGGTGCAGATTTTGACCTTGATATTTTAGCAACAACGTCTGATCCCACAATTATTAAGGGTGTTTACAGAAACGAATTGACAATGACGTATGATGCTCCAAAACCTGAAAAGAAAATTTTTACAAAAGAAGATATTCAGAATGCCGACAAGTTTGGTTTTGGTTCAATTATTGGTCAAATAACAAATAAGAGTAGTAATGCTTACGCTTTACTTAAAGAAATTGAAGATAAATATGGCAAAGATAATGATATGTGGAGAATTACATATTCAAGGTTAATCCAGTGCTGTAAAGCACAAAGTTGTCAAATCGACAAAACCAAACTGGGGCGAGAAGTTAAGGGTATTCCAAAATTATGGGTTGAATATCGTAAAACTGATGATAAAACGGTTAAAAAGAATAACTATACAGCAGACGATATAGAAAAGATAAAGTTTTATAACAGTATTCTTCTTGACAAATATCCATATTTCTTTAGATACAGATACCCTGATTGTAAGAAGAAGTATGATAAATATGTTGATAGCAATGAAACGGCTTGCAAACAGCGTTTTGGCATTTCCTTAAAGTCTTTAATTGATTTAAGTCAAAAGACCCCAGAACAAATGACTTTCTTAGATAATTATTATAAGTATATGCCTGTTACAATGAGCGATAGTCCAATGAATTTGCTTTGTAAATACATAGAGGGTATTAACTTTGAAATTTCAAAAAAAATCAAAGAAGAAACATCAAGCGAGGTTCTTCCAACGTTAAAATATGATGTAGAATATAATAACTCTGAATATAATACTATATCAGATATTATAGATGAATGTTTGTTATTGTATAGAGAGGTACAATTTGAAAACGCTGAGAAGGATAAGGATAAACGAGAAATTTTTGATTTTTCAAAATACACCTCAGAAATCATGCTTGCAATAGGAAATGTTGAGAAAGCTTTAAATTGTGTGATTGACTATTTTTACATCAATAATCCTCAAAAGAGTAAAGATATTATGTGGGAAATGTTTGGTAGATACATTTACACGAGAATAAAAAAAGATATTTCTACTGTAATGTTTCCGATACCTGATAAAAACGGCGATATTACATATTTAGGTGAAAATTATTCTGTACAGGAGGTTGACATATGAACGAGTTTAAATATAAAGATTTAGACTATGCTAAAAACATAATTGAACACGGATTTTCTAAAAAGTATTTTAACACAGAAATTAAACTTGTAGCGCTCTATCTTCGTGATGTTCTTGATATAGAAAAAAAGGAAGATAGAAAAAATGAGTTACATAATATTTGTGAGAAATATCTCAAAGATTATCATAGAATGAGATACTACAAGGTGGTTAATAAGGCGATAGATTATTCTACTTGTAAGAAAAATCAATTAATAACAATAGAAAGTGTTCCTGTTTTAAAGTGTGAGGTTAATTATTTCAATAGTGCAGAACTGACTCTTGATGAGAAGAAACTGTTGTTTACATTGCTTATAGTCTATAAACTTAATAAAAAATACTTTGAAATCAAGAAACCAGATGAACCTTATAATAACATTTATTTTAAAGGTGGAACATCAAGATATTCTGACCTGAAGAAAGTAAGTAATATTTCAAATAAGGTAGATATAAATATAGACCTTATTTCAAAACTTGCCAAGAGGGGTTATTTACAGCTTTATAGTCGTGGTTGTATTAGAATGAACTTTATGGAGCAGATTGATTATAATGGTGGTTCTGGCGAGGTTGCGTTTGAAATAATTAATTATAATAATATTGGATATTGGTTTGAATGGTATAACGGTAATAAGAGGGTCGGTAGATGTAGTAAGTGTGGTAATGTGTTTTATAAAAAGGCTAACAACCAAATTTATTGCGATAAGTGTCAAGGATATGAGAAACAGAATGTAAAAACCATTGTTTGCTGTGATTGTGGTAGGGAATTTGAAGTAGATGCAAGAATATCAAACAAAAAAAGATGTAGTTGCTGTCAAAAAATATATAGAAATAATTATCAAAAAGAGCTTATGACTAAGAAAAGGCAGTAATTGTTAGCAAGCGTTTTCAATTCAGAAATCACCCACAAACGACGTATTTATGCGGTTTGTGGGTGTTTTTGATTTTTATTACTATATGATAAGGTAAAATAGCAATAATACTCTATTTTATACTATATCACACAATAAGTCAAATGTAAATTGACAAATTAAACAAAAATTTATTATGAATGGTGGTTAAAAATTTGATCGCAATTTCAAAAGCTGAAGCACAGGAACTCAGAAAAATACTTCCTAATGTAGAAATCCACAAGACCCTCAGAACTAAGTCAGGTCGTGGAAAGTATTATCTTGTTGAAGAAAAGAGAAATCTTATTGCTTTGGCGAAGCTCAGAAATACTGATGTAAAGTCAATTACTGAGTAATCAATTATCCCCTACTGTCCCAGACCCCTACCTACTATATCCACAAGCCACTGTGGTTCATCTCCTTTTACAAACTCTTTTCATAAATATATACCTCCTGAAAATATATTTTATCTCCTTTTCTTATAGTAGGTATGGTTGTGGGACAGTATAAGAACCAAATATCCTATGTAAAACATAGGGCTGTCGGGTGGCAGTAACTTATTTTTAAGGAAATTTAATATGATTGATGTTAAGAAACCTCTGGAAAATGCAAATCTCACTGTAAATTGTGAATATATGGACTTGTTTGATATGAGTCTACATTCGGAGAGAAAGATTTATCTTAATGATGAAATTGAAGCTATTTCAGCTCACGATGTAATCTATGAAATTTTGAGATTCAATGTTGAAGATAAGGATATTGATGTAGCTGACAGAAAGCCTATTTTTCTGTATTGTACATCTGTCGGAGGCTCTGTTATAGATGGGTTTGGAATTATAGATGCTATTTCAAACAGTAAAACTCCAGTATATACAATAAATCTTGCATATCAGTACAGTATGGGATTTCTTATTGGTCTTGCAGGACATAAACGTTATGCTATGCCAAATGCAACTTTTCTTCTTCACGATGGGCAGAATTTTGTGTGGGATAGCTCTGCAAAGTGTAAAGACCAGCTTAAATTTCAAGAAAAGCGGGAGCAGAGGATTAAAGAATATGTTATTGAACACAGTAACCTCACTGAAAAGGAATATGACGAAAATTATCGTGTAGAATTTTACACTTATGCTGATGAAGCAAAGAAATATGGTTTTACTGACTATATTATTGGCGTAGATTGTTCATTGGACGAGGTGCTTTGATATGGGAAGAAAATTTCTTGATACTTGTTCCCTACTGGAATTAGCTAATTCATCTGATATAAATGCAAACGATATTTGTCTATCGAGTATTACATTACAGGAGCTTGAAAATATCAAAACTTCTGCAAACAAGGATAGTGAGACAAAATATCGGGCGAGAGTTGCTGTCCGAGCATTAAAAGATAATCCCGATGTTGAAATAATAGTAGTCAATAAGGACGATCATAATTGTCTTGATGATAAAGAACTTGAAATTACAAATGATAATCTGATTATTGCTTCTGCATATAGATACTCACAGGAACACGACATTGTATTTTATACAGAAGATTTGCTTTGTGGATTTATTGCTAAGAATTACTTTGGACTTGAGGCTCAGAGTGTTAAGACTGATGATAAATCTGATATGTATAAGGGATATAAAGTAGTTATTCCTACTGATGAAGAGTTGGCACAGGTCTATGATAAGGATAATTGCTACAATCTCTTTGGTTGTAATATAAATGAATACGTTGTTATCAATGATTCTGAGGGTAACTTCTGTGATGTTCTCAGATGGACTGGAACAAAATACGCTAATGTGTTTAACAAAGTTATCAAAACACTTGCTTTTGGAGATAAGATTAAAGCCAAAGATATTTACCAGCGTATGGTTATGGATAGCATTTTAAACAATACAATGACTTGCATTTCAGGTAAGGCAGGAAGCGGAAAGAGCCTTTTAAGTCTTGTTTGTGCTATGTATCTTATTGAAAATGGTAAATATGATAGTCTTGTTATACTTTTTAATCCCTGCCCTGTCCGTGGAGCAACACAGATGGGATATTATCAAGGATCGCTTATAGACAAGGCGATGCAATCAAATATCGGCAATGTATTGATAACCAAATTCGGAGATAGATTTGCCGTAGATAATTATATTGCACAAGGTAAAATTAAACTTATTCCAATGACAGAATGTCGTGGTATGGAAATAAGAGATAATGAAATTCTGTACATTACAGAAGCTGAGAATACCACTGTTGACCTTATGAAAATATGTTTATCAAGAGTAAGTTCTGGTGCCAAGGTAATTGTTGAGGGTGATTTTGAACAGGTTGATTCAAAACTTTTTGATATAAATAACGGTATGGCAAGAGTAATTGAAATTCTTACAGGCGAAGATGTTTTTGGATATGTACAATTACAGAATATTTGGCGTAGTAAGATTGCTACTCTTGTTGATAAATTATAAGGAGATATGGATAAATGGCTTCAAAAGTTAACAGAAAATATAGTTGTGACGTGAAGGGTATGATTTCTACTGATGATGGCATTATTACTATCGAGGTAGAAGATATGGAAGAGCCTGTTGTACTCGCTGACTTTATTAAGGATTTTGTAGGTAAGCCTGATTGTAAGGTTTCAGTTTCTTATGGCGAGGAACTGTAATAAGAGGTGTAAATGACTGACTATAAAAGATTTGATGGCGAAACAGATGATGCTTTGATTCTGAGAATTTGCCGAGATAAAGATATTATTGGTAGTTGGGAAGATGTTTGTGAAATTCTAAACAATTTGCTTGGTGCAAATTATCGTCCTAATACATATAGAAATAGATTTCAGAATTATGATAAATTTCGTCAGGCTGATTTAGGAACAACTGGAAACTCTCTACTTGAAGAAATCAAGGAACAGAGGAAAGAGCTTGAAAAAGAACGTATTAAGTTTCGTGATGAACGTAATGAATATAATCGCATTATAAGAGAGGAAGCAAGAAAAGAATCGTATATTGATATGGTAAAGCGTATGTTATCTGATTACGCTCCCAAGTCATTAAATTATACTACTCCTCCGTCTTATAAATCTGATACAGATATGGTTCTTGTAGTTTCTGATCTACATTGTGGAATTGAAGTAAATCATTATTTAAACCACTTTGATTCTGATATTTTGGCTGATAGGTTTGTTACTTGTCTTAGCAAAGTTATAGAAATACAGAATAGGCATCAGTCTGAAAATATTACTGTACTTATTTCAGAAGTAATAAGCGGTCTTATTCATGAGAATTTACGATGTGAAAATAATGAAAATATAATCGAGCAGTTTCTTACTGTGACACAGTATATTAGTGATTTTCTGACTGAACTTTCTAAGCATTTCAATAATGTCGAGGTACTTGTTATGCCAGGAAATCACAGTCGGGTCATACCTAAAAAGGAAAGTAGTCTAAAGGGTGAAAATATAGACAATCTGCTTATTCCTTATTTGAGGGCTGTTCTACAGAATATAAGTAATATTCATTTTCATAAGAACAATATTGACGAAAGTATTGCTATGTTTTCTGTAAGAAATAATACTATTTATGCTGTACACGGAGACAAAGATGCTCCCAATAATGTAGTTCAAAATCTTACAATGCAGTATGGCATTTGTCCCAAACTTATTTATATGGGTCATCGCCACAAGAACAGTATGGAAACTATTTATAATACAAAGGTCATTTCCGCAGGTTGTTGGTCTGGCGTTGACAACTACGCTATTGATAATAGATATAATACACGTCCTGAGACTGTACTGTCTGTTATTAATGAAAATGGTCTTGTATGTAACTATGATATTAAGTTAAATTAATTGATTTGAAAGGAATATAAAATATATGACAAAGGCTGAATTTATTACAAAGGTTAGAGAACACTCGGAGCTTTCTAAGGCACAGATTGATGAGGTGCTTACAGCAATTCTTGATACTATTGTTGATAGTGTTGCAGCTGGCGAGAAGGTCAATTTCGTTGGCTTTGGTTCTTTTGAAAAGCATAAGAGAGCCGCAAGAACAGGCGTAAATCCCTCCACAGGAAAGCCTATTGAGATAGCAGAAAAGAATGTACCTGCTTTTAAGGCAGGTAAGGCTTTTAAGGACACGGTTGCTTCAAGTAAGTAATCTGAGGTGATTATATGTTAAAGGTAAAGTCTCATAATACATATCTTATGCTTGAATCACTCATTTCGGATATTCTTAATGATGTCAAACGCAAGCTAAACGTGTCTGTAGTAGTACAGGGAGATATTGTGAAGCCGATTATAAAGGCAATGATGAATATTGACGACATTGATATTCAGCTTCTTGACTATGATTTCTACGACTATGGCGGTGAATATTATATTGATGTCATTTGGCACGATAATATTCCTGAACTTTGGGTCGAGAAGGCTTGGAATGATGAAACTAGTAGGTACCTTGGTAGTGAATCAGATTTCTATTATGTAGCTTCTGATATCAGCACTAAGATGTATAATTATCTTGATGGTCTTGGAACTGTTTTCTCTATTGAAGAATGATTAAATATTAAGACGGTGGGTCGCAATAGTGGCTCACTGTCTTTTTATTGCGAGTTGGTCTAATGGTAGGATTAGGGTCTCATAAACCTTAGATTTACGTTCAAGTCGTAAGCTCGCACCCAAATTGGCAGTTCTCGATAATCTGCTGTTAGTAGTTCTGTCTGCGGACAACTGAGATCAAAGTAGATATGTGTATCAAAATGGCTAAATCGAATATGAAGTGAAACCAACACTCTTTTTAATAAATGGTACGTCCAGTTGAGGGTGGAATGACGTAAAACTCTACCCTACCATAATGGGTTTGAGAAGATAATTTTCAGAATTATGTTTGCAATAACCCCGATGAAAACGGTTGTCAACCTTTCGGGACATGACTATAATGAATGTTTATGGAATGATAGTTTTATAAGCAAGTCAACTTTGTATTATGAAAGTATGCAAGATGAGAGGAAAATCCTCAAATTTAGTTGTGGTGCTAAGAGTTATCGCTTCAAAAAGCACAGAACTTATCGCTGTGGTAATAGACGCTTCTGTGAAGAATAAGCCTTATACTAACGAGTGGAATCGCAAAGTCACTAAGGTAATCCAAACTAACACAGTCTGTTTTGATGTCTGAGAAATCAGGCTATAAGGTAAGTCGCTGGTAAAAGTAGCCATATGACAGTATTGGAACTTTTCTTTATAAGTAATAGCAAATATTATGAATTAATGAAGATTTTAGATGCTGAATGACTGGTGAAATTTGTGTATAACCAATTACACACAAGCTCTGAGAGGAATCTACGGTAAGAAGCTATGGGGTCGCTACTCATAGTTCAGCCTTATCGTCTTGGTGGCTGAATATTGGAGAAGATAATGGAGGTACGGCGAAGGTCGTATTGCAAACATAATTGTGGGAATTATTTTTTAACTGAAAACAAATAAAAAATATCCCGTTCTGTACACTAATACAGAACGGGATATATGATAAATGCTTGAGATAACTACAAATAAACAATGTTGAAAGGATAATTTTATGCTTGAAGTTTTACAATATATCTTCAGTAGCTTTTGGATATGGTTGGGGTTTATAATAATAATCCTCATACCGTTTTCAGCTCTGAAAGAACCTATTGTCGGAATACTGCACAGTATCAGTGGAATACTTAATCATAAAACTGAATGTTATCGTTTGTCAAGAGAACTTATTTTAAAAAATGATGAGTGGAATACTATACAAAAAATAAGATATATGTATCAAATAAGAACTAAAAAGGGATTTGACAGTTTTATTGAGAAACATTTATCATTTAAAATATAATGTAAATTATATTTTAAAAATTAACCAGAACATTGTTCAATGATATAATCTTGGCTTTTATAATAATCAACTATTTTATCCAATAGTAAAGGATCACTGTTTTCTAACATTCCGTCATATAATAAATTTACAAGTTCAGCTCCGCACCTTGTATAAGTAATATGCCCAATCTCAATCCCTTCATATTTTAAAAAAATGCATATTTTTTTTCTATAATAGCTAAAAAACACTCTATTTGAACCATTGTATATTTTCGATCTGTTATAAACATTAAAATTAATTAATCCTAAATTTGAAAGATTGCTTATATTATTGTAGTTTACGTAGTTTTCATTATAAAAAATTATATTATAATAATCCAATAAATCTTTGTTAGGATAAAAGAATAAAGGGTATTTTGTATCATCGTCAGAATTCAAAATCATGACAGAATGTGAACATAAATACGAAAAAATTTCCGCATCTTTTGAGTTCATAACTTGAAGAACTTGAAGAAGTTTTTTGCTGACCGAATTTCCATCCTCGCATTTTGATGCAAGAATTTTTGCCCAAACAGTTTGCATGTCCTTATCAGTTACATTCTTAGAAATATTATCATACATTCCAAGCCATTCGTCATCAACTGTTGGAAGTAATTTTTCTAACGATTGTCCTTTACCACCAAGCATTGAATTTGCAATATTGTAAATATTTGTGTTGTTCATAATCTCCTTTTTAATTTTGTTCAAATTACGCATTATGACATACTTTTCCATAGGATTCATGTTTGGATCATGCTCTATTTCGTCAAGTAACAATTTATTGGCTCTATATGTTGGATTCGCAGATAAAAGTTTATCAATTAAACCACTTCCTTCTTTTGCAACATTAAGTGCTTTTTCTGCCACTTCTAAGCCATCTTTAACTGACATAAACATTTCATCCTTTCAATGTAATAAATCTTAAGTTTTTATATTGTATAAAAATCGAGATTTGTTTATATACAAGTTATTAGTAATTAAGTTATTTATAGCATATCACTTTTGTATAATAATTACAATAGTTTTCACAAATTAGTAATGTAGAAAAATCTGCAGATAATTTATTGAGATATTACAAAATAGACATTTTTAGGTTTTTAAATATAGTTGTAGGGATTAAGCTGACAATTTTTAAGTCTTATAAATATATGTTTGTTTTAGGGTAATGGCTTAAAACAGATACTATAATAAAAAGATAAATTGGAATGATTAACCAGTCGAAAAAGTTTATTACATTTACTGCTATTTAATACAATTAATTATAATCAGAGAGGAGATGTTAATAATGGCTGAAATGAGTAAAAAGATTCGTGTTTATGATAAAAAGATACTCAGTGAAATAAATCCTGAAACAATAAAACTTTGGAATAAATATAAGATAGATATGTCTCTTAGAGAATTATCAGAAAAGACTATTGCTGGTTATAAAAATGACTTAGAACATTGGTGGATTTATATTTATAAAAATCAAGGAAATCAGTCTGTTACTGAATTAACAGAAGATGATATTACTGAATTTCTTTATTTCTGTAAGACACAGGGCAATAATTCAAGACGTATGAAACGTAGAATGGCTTCCATTTCTGCATTTTATAAATATCTCCGTAAAAAGAAACTTATAGCTGAAAATCCCACTGAGTTTTTAGACAGACCTAAGAAAGATACAGATGTTATAACTCAGACATTTTTAACTCTTGAACAAGTTCAGCAGATGAGAGAAATTTTACAATCTTTAGTTGATAATGCTGAAACAAATAACAGAAAGCATAGAGCATTGCAGTATCAATGTTATGCTCTATTTTCTTTGTCTACAATGGCAAGAGTCAATGCCGTATGCAATACTCGTTGGGAACAGATTGATTTTAACGAAAGAACCGTAAATGATGTTCTTGAAAAAGAAGGTTATATTGTAACTTTGTATTTTTCTGAAGAAGTTAAAGGCTTACTTGAAAATCTTATGGCTTATCGCAAAGAAAACAACATTGATGATAATGGATATGTATTTGTTTCTTTTGTAGATGGTAAGTATGATAAGACTGCAAACAGTACATTAACCGAATGGTGTCATACCATTGGTAAAATGTTTGGTGTTCCAACACTACATCCACATGATTATAGACACAGCGGGGCTACGCTATATAAAAATGCTGGAATGTCTCTTGAAGATGTGTCAGCACTTCTTAATCATACAGGAACAGATGTTACAAGAAAATTTTATATTAGAGTTGATAAGAAAAAGATAAGTCAGAATAAAGATAGATTTGACTTCTGATATAAAATAACATCGTCTCACAGCAGACACCTTAAAAGACATAGTGGTTTACCCACACAATACAAAACAAAATGTCGGAATAGAGACTATAAACCTATTCCATTGTAGAAGGATACTACTAAAAACCGTAAAGGTTACTGCACCTAAAGCAGTTTTATATAGGGGTTACGGAAACCGTCTAAAAACCGAGAAAGCACCATTCATCACAAAATGGTGCTTTTATTGCGTCTGATGTTCCGTGTTAGGAATGGAAGATGACCCAAAAAAGATAATGGCAATGAAAATAAATAATAAAGAACTGGAGGTGGGATAATGCCCCGAAAACCTAAAACGGCAGTCCTACCACCTGTCGAAAAGACAAAATTTGTATGTCATTGTTGCGGTAAAAGCAAAAGTGAAACTGAGTTTTTTACAAGTAAATGGAGCAAGGTTTGGAATGATACCGATAAAAAAGTATTGTTCTGTAAAGATTGTATTCAAGCATTGATGGATGAATATACACCCAGATATGGTGAAAAGACAGCTTTAATTATTTGCTGTGCTTTATTGGACGTTCCCTTTTATGGGATGTTATATCAAAGCATTATAAACAATAACTCTTTTTTTAATGTTGGATTGTATCTTAGGCAGTTACAAATGAGACAGCATCAGTATAAAAACTTCTCAAACTGTATTACCGATGGTGAATTATTAAAAACTGAACGTGAAGTAAAAGACGAAGTTGAATCAAAATGGAGTAAAAAGGACAAACAGAATATGAATTATGCTATTTCTGTTGTTGGTTATGACCCTTTTGATGAATGCAATTTAACTGATTCGGATAGAAGATATTGTTTTAATATTCTTGCTGGTTATTGTGATGTTGATGGCATAAGGGATGATGGTCATAAAATTCAGTGCGTAATTCAGATTACTCAAAATCAATTACAGGTTAGAAAACTTGATGAAATGATAAACAGAGAACTTCTTGCTCCTACGCCTGATGAAAAACGTTTGAAGGAATTATCGGCAACCAAGAAACAGCTACAAGATAGTATTTCAAAATTGGCAGAAGACAACAAACTCTCATCTGCTTACAATGATGAAAAAGGTGCAGGAAAACACACTCTTTCACAAAAGATGAAAGATATGACTGCTGATGGATATGAAGCGATAAAAGTAAATATGTTTGATATTCGTACTTCTGAATGTATGAAGCAGATAGCAGATTTAAGTAATCAAAGCATTATGGAACAGCTTACATTAGATGCTAATGATTATGCTGAAATGCTGAAAGAACAACGTGGGTTAATTGGTAAATTACAATCTGAATCTGATGAATTGTCTGAAGAAAACAGAATGCTAAAGAATAAAATTATTGATTTGGAAAACAAGAAAAAGAAAAGTAGGTGAATAAATGGAGATTTATATACCTACTACCGACCAAGAGTTTAGTCAAAGAAAAATTGAAGAGTATGCGAAATTTGAAAAAATTATAAATTGGGGAAGAAAAGACCCAGTTCACTTCGCCGAAGAATTTTTCGGAATTAAGCTCATTGATTATCAAAAATGGTGTTTTATGGAGTCTTGGGACAAACCATTTGCTTTATGGCTATGTTCCAGAGGTACTGGTAAAACAACGCTTGCGGCGGTTTATTTACAGACTAAAATGTTGTTAATTCCAAATTATAATGTTTTCGTCTCAACTAATTCACTTAGTCAATCTATCGACTGTTTTAAAAAGATCGAAGATCTGGCATTACAAAGAATACCATCTTTTAAAACGGTTACTGATATATTTTTAGCTGAAGTTGAGAAATCGGCTAATAGCGAAACAGGTTTTCTACATAATCCAGCAGGTCATTTCTTCAAGTTGTATAATAATTCGAGTCTGCTTACCCTTTCGACAAATCTTAATGCTCTAAGAGGTAAAAGAGGAAGCGTTTACTACGATGAAACCAGTTGGCAGACACGAGAAGCAATGGCTGCTACGGAACACTTTGCTGATGTTGATGCAAGTTTTGGGCTTGGCGTTGAGAAAGTACACTATTTTGAGCCTATTCAAATGCCATTGCAGTTACTTTATGCTTCGAGTGCTGGTGATGTAACTTTTCCTTTTTATGAGAAGTATGTTTCTTTTGCAAAAAAAATGTTCTTAGGTGATAGAAACTATTTTGTTTGTGATATAAATGCTAACACAGTAGTTAATTTTTCTACTGTTGATGGTGAAAAAATCAAATCACATCTTACACAAGCTCAAATTGATAAGGCGGTAGACGAAGACCCCGAGCTTGCGGATAGAGAACTTTTTAATAAGTTTCGTAAAGATGGTGGACAAAATGCCGTTGTCAAAATGGACGTACTTATTCGTAACTCAGATGTAAGACCTCCTCTACTGTTTAATGACACAGGTAAGAAAAAGTTTATATTTTGTTATGACCCTGCCCGAAATTTTGATGGTTCAGTATTATCTATATTTCAAGTTATGGATAACAAGGAATTTGGATATTGGTTACAGCTTGAAAATGTGGTATCAATGGTTGATATAAATTCAAAAAACAAAACTCCTTTACCAATGCCACAACAGTTAGAGATAATTAAAGAACTTATGATTAAATATAACGGCGAGAGAGCTGCTGAGTGGGAAAATATAGAGTTTTATATTGACGCAGGTTCTGGCGGTGGTGGTATTAGTGCTGTTGCCGATCAGCTTATGGAAGGCTGGACTGACAAGAATGGTATTAAACACCGTGGTATTATTGATCCAGAACATAAGCAATATGAAACAGCAAGAAAGACATATACTAATGCTATGCCTATTGTTCATTTGATTGACCCACAAGGATATAAAAAGGTTATTTATGATGCGTTACAGAAAATGGCTAATCTTAATCTTATTAAGTTTACTGATTATGATAATAAAGACCATATTATGCTTGATAAGAAAAATGGTGAATTTGAAAAATATGAATTATCATTTGATGAGAAACTTGCTTTAACAAATATTAATTTGTTAAAAGTGGAAACATCATATATGTGTAGATATGATACACCTAATGGGGGTGTTCAGTATGAATTAGCCAAAGACAAAAAAAATACAATGCACGATGATAAGGCTTATACTTTAGCAATGGGAGCATATGCTTTAGCAAAATTAAGACGTGAAGATTTACTACAAAAACCTAAAACCAAACGTTCTCTCTCGTCTCTCCCCTCTTGTGTATCAGCAATAGACTTCTAAAGGAAAGTAGGTGAAAATGTAATTGAATAAATCAGAAAAAGAAGAAAATTTTGATGTAATAATAGCATCAGAAAAGCCAGAAGATAACACAGTAATTCTTACTACCTCTGAAATGGGCAAACAATGGCTTGAAACAGCAATGCGAAATTATGATGCTGAAAATAAAATGTATTCTGCTTATCTTAATGATTTGGCATCAGGCATACCTATTATAAACAAAGAAGTCCTTGATGGACTCGCTGTAAATCCACAGAATGATTTAAACAAGGTCAAGAAAATAAATGAAATTGTGCGTGTTTATGTTAATAAAGACTGGATTATAGGTAAGGTTGCAGAAGTTATTGATACTAATGTTAATTCTGAATACAGACTATCGTATAAAGATTTTACATCGGATAAAAATAAGCTCTCACAACTTAATGAGTGTAAAGAAATAATATCATCTTTTAATGATGAAATTAATTTAAGAAGACTGATTAAAAATTCTGTACCTACAGCTTTTATAGAAGGCAATTATATCATATATTGTCGAGTTATGAATGATGGTCATTATAATGTATCTTGGTATCCACTTGGAGTTGTAGAAGTTTCTGATTATGATGTGAATGGTGAACCACAAATTCTCATAAATATGAAAGAACTACAATCCCGTCTTAGAAAGACTATTAAAAAGACAAAGAATAATAAAGCTTTGTTTTTTGAAAAAATCGAAGCAGAAATTAAAGCAAATTATCCTCCAGAGGTTTATAATGCTTTTATAAACAAAGACCCTTATGCAAAGCTTGATTGTAAGTGGTCTGGTGATATGAGACTTAATAATCAGAATAGACGATATGGTATCACGCCTATTTTTAGAGCTTTATATCCTGCACTTATGTTAGAGCAATTTGATGATACTGATAGAGTAAATGCGAAGGCAAAAGCAAAGAAATTTATTGTCCAGTTACTTAATGAAAAGCTTCTTGGAGAGAATGCTGATCGAGATTCTTATGAGGAACAAGCATTTGCACACGATAACCTTATGAAAGCATTTAAGCAAAAAACTGTTCTTGTAACAACACCTGCTTATGTTAAGGATATCAAATACGTTGAACCAAACACATCGAATACAGATAGTGATACTGTAACAAACTATGTTAATCGTGAGTTGTCTACATTGGGTATATCATTTCTTATGAATAGTGATGGAACAGGTGCAAGTGTTGCAAGTATTTCATTAGACCAGCTTATGAAAACTATTAATTGTATTACAGAGCAACTTGAATTTATTATTGAAAAATGGTATAGAAATATTCTTGTTAAAGCTGGATATAGTGCTGAATTTGCTCCTACTATTAGCATTCTTGACAGTGAACTTCTTGAAATGGACGTTAAACAGGATTTAGCAAAACTTCTTTATTGCAATTTTAACTGTTCTATGGAAACAGCACTCTCTATTCTTGGACTTGATATCAATGACGAAAAAGCTAAGAGAGAAAATGAGAACAATGAAAAGCTCCACGATATTTTCTTCCCCCGTTCTACTGCATTTACATCATCTGGTAAGGGCGATGTTTTACCACAAGATGTTGATGACAAAGGTGGTAGACCTAAAAGCGATAATGTAGATACAGTAGGTAAACAACAATATGATGAACAGTATAATAAAAACGAAAGAATTTGAATGCCCTTGTTGTGGTGAAAAACTCTATATACAAATAAATGAGAGTGGTGATATTATCATCACTCCTTTTATTTTACCTAAAGAAGATTGCTCTTCGATAGGAATATATGATTTTGGAATGAAGGGTGGTGAAAATAGTGAATAATTATGAGATGTCCTCTAATGTTATAGAACTTTCAGAACATAAAACTTATATAGAACTTACAAGAAGACTTTGCTATTACGATTATCCCAATTTAAACGGAGTCCAGCTCAACAGTGATACGGCAGAAGAAAGAGCACAGACTCTTTTAATGCAACCTGTTGTAGCAAAGTATAAGAAATTTCAAAACAAAGACGATTTAGGTGGACATGAATGTTCTGTTGATAGTAAGGGAAATGTTACATTTGGTACAGTTCCTATTGGTGTTAATGTATCTGTTGAAATTAAAAAAGACACTGTGAGCATCAATGATAACGCTGTTGAAACGCCTTGTTTATTTGCTACAAGTAGAATTTGGACAAGAAATAAAAATGTATGTTCTGCAATTAAAAGACTTTTTGCAGAAGGTAAATTACATTCCTCATGGGAAATCCTTTCTGAGAAAGTAGAATACACAGATAATGTAAAAATTTTAAAGGACTACGTTTTTGAGGCTGATGCACTTTTGGGTTCTACATCAAACCCTGCATATGGAGAGTGTGCTACTACTCTTTGTGTAGCAAGCACAGATGACCCAGAGTTATTACTGTCAGAAGCTATTGCTAATGACTTTAATATAGAAAATTCTGAAACAAAGGAGGATAAAACTTTGGATATTAAAGAAAACGAATCTATAGCTACATCTGAAACTGAAAATGTAAATACAATTACAAATGAAGTTACTGAAACATCTGAAACAGAGGTTAACACTGAAAACAAGGAAACTAATATTGAAAATTCTGAGACAGTTGAAGTTTCTGCTCTTACAGATAGAGATATTAGATGTAAAATTGAGAAACTTTGTCGAGACAAACTTCGTTATTGTTGGGTTGCATTTATGTTTCCTGCCGAAAATTATGTTCTTGTGGAATATGATGGAAGAGAAAGTGAACTTGAGTACATGAAGTTTACTTATGCTGTTAATGGCGATGATGTTACAATAAGTGAACCTGAAAAGGTCAGACTTGCTGTTAGTGTTGCAAATATCAATTCTGAAATTTCAGAAAAGAACGATGTAATTATTAAGGCAAATGAAAAGATAACTTCTCTTAAAGCTGAAGTAGAAAACCTTGCTAAGTATAAGGAAATGTTTGAAAAGGCTGAACTTGAAAAGGCAGAAAAAGAACTGGCTGAAAAGCAGGAAAATCTCAAGAAGTACGCTGTTAAGTCTGGATATATCACATTGGATGAAGTTGAGACTTCTGAGGAAATTAAGAAACTCATTGATGCTGTTGATGAGAATGGTATTAAGGCAATTATTGTTGATAGACTTATGGCACAGAAGAATGATACAGTTAACACATCTGAGGTAGCTGAGACAAAGACTACTGAAATTGCAAGTCTTACTTGTGATGATGCTGTTGACACATCTGATTATAAGTCTGTAATGAAGAAATTTTTAGGAAAGTAAGAAAGTGAGGATTTATTATGTTTAGAGTTCTTGAAGACATTAACGCTAAGAATGCAGATGCTATGCACTCTGCTGGCGAAGATATGGTTATTGGTATGGGCGTTGTTAAGACCACTGGTCTTGAAGCAAAGTTTCCTGAGACTACTACTGCAACAGACGTATTTTTCGTAACTAAGGAGATTATTCCTACAGGTCTTGATTCTCTCAAGGGTGAGATTTCTGATTATCAGCTTGAAACAATTAAGGATGGTGAAGCAGTTGTCCTTGTAAAGCCTATTATTGGTGAGCTTTATTGGACTGACCAGATTGATTCAGGTCTTGCAGTTGGTGATTATCTTATGGTTGGTGTAGATGGTAAGTTCGAAAAGGCTACTACTTCTACTGTTAAATCTAATCTCAAGGTATTTTCTACCGATGTTAAGGACGCTGGTACACACGCTGGCATTGCCATTGAGGTTGTTGATTGGGGAGCAAATTCCTAATTGGAAGTTTATAATGAAAGGAGCTAAATAATTATGTCTACTAAGATTGAAATTGCTGAAATTATGGAAAAGAACGGTCAGATGTATGACTGGGCTGAAAAGGTAAATAGAGGTGCTTCTCTTACTGCTGAAGAGAATGAGATTTCTCAGGTAGTTGATGCTTGGGCAAAGGAAATTGGTACTAAGGGTAAGGATTCTGACAACGAGATTGCAGAGTTTATTATCAAGACAATTACTGACCCTGTATATTCCAAGCCCGATGCTCTTATTGAAAAGATATTTGATTCAGATTCTATTGGTGAGTTTGATGATTATATTATCAACGAGACACCTAAGAATACACTTGTAGCTTATGATGCTGCAAAGGGCGGTAATGTATTTAAGTCTTATATAGATACATCTGCTCTTACTCCTACTTGGAAGCACGCACAGGTTGAAACTGAGATTTCTTACGCACAGCTTCGCCGTGGCGGTTTTAAGAATGTTGCTAATATGGCTGTATTTGCAAAGGAAGCTCTCGATAATAAGAAGATTAAGGATATTTTCTCTACACTCGACACAGCCATTGCAGGTGGTAATCAGGTATTTGCCGTAACTGGCGGTGAATCAGCTCTTACTAAGGCTATACTTGATAAACTCTCTCTTTACGTTCTCGATCATCTTGCTGACGGTGATGAGGGTATTATGTTTGGTCTTAATAAGTACGCACAGGCTATTGCAAATATGTCTGGTTATACATCTTATATGTCTGATAAGATGAAGGACGACTATAACAGATACGGTCTCGTTAAGGAATATGGCGGTTGTCTTATCGGTGGTTTCTCAGGAGCAAGAAAGGCTGCTGACGGTGAACTTCTTGTTCCCGATAAGCGTATTTTTGGTATAGCTGGCAAGGTAGGAAATATTTGTGACCGTGGTGAGCTTAGAGTTTACGAGACACTTGATAATAACAAGGAAAGAGTATCTCTCAAGTTTACAGGTTATGAGTACGGTATTAAGATTACAAACCCCGAGAATGTTGCAAAGATTACATTTACTACTTAATTTAATTTAATAAAATACATATGGGCGGTTAAATAAATTAACCGCCTTTGTTGTATATTGAAAGGAAAATTTAAAAATATGTCGATAAAAGAAAACGTATCTATTCCTATATTTAATTATAACGAAAGTAATATCTGTATTCCTACAAATGTTTCGACACATATACTTCCTCCTGCTATAGATGGAGTGCCTTCTGTTGATTATCTTTCTTTTGCAGAAATTAATTATGTCAATGGTATAAGCGATTGCTTTAGAACGGGTTTAGTACGATTTGATGATAATGACAAGGAGGAAATATATAGAACTCTTAATATTGCTAATTGGGAGAATATTCTAACTAACAATGAAATAAAAGAAATTCTTCTTAATCCAACTATTGAAGGATTACAGAAAATTATTGATATTACTAATGTTTCCATTTTTGATAGAGTAAAAACAATTTTTGTATCTCTTAAAGAAAATACAGATAATGATATTTCAAACAGGGTTATTAAAATCATGGAGACTCGTGAGCAGGAATTTAAACGTGGTATTTATAAGTCTCAGATAGTTCTCAAGCCAAAAGATGTTCCTGAAAAGACAGTTTCAAACGATGAAATCAATGCTATTAAAGAGCAAAATACTATGCTTATGGAACAGCTTGCTGAAATGCAAAAAATGATTGCTTCCTTAAAAACTAACAAGGTTGAGACCGATGTTCCTGAAATAAAGAAGGCAGGAAGACCTTCTACAAAGAACAAGTAAAGTAGGTGTTGGAAATGTCAACAACTTCTTTTGAAAAATTTTATTCCCGATTTTTTGATAAAATTGAAAAAGACGTGGACTTTTTTGATTATTATGATCATACATCTAAGGAATCAATGGAGATTGCACAGGAAAGAGCGAAATCTTATTTAAATGAAGCAGTTGATATTTTTACATTAAAATGCACACCAACTGTTGATTTCTTTGATATTGATTCCGAGAATGATTGTTTTAATTTTACCGTTACATCAAGAGAAATTGAAATTATAACGAGAATTATGTATTCAATTTATCTTGAAAGAGACATATCTAATCTCAAACCAATTATCAATAGTTTATCTGCTACAGATATAAAATCATTATTTTCGCCAGCAAATGACAGAAAAACTTTTGAAAGTTTACTTAATTGGTATAAAAGCAAGACTGACGTGCTAATAAGCAATTACGCTGCAAGAGACAGACTTACAAATAAAAGAAAATCAATAGAATATGATAATTATGAAAGTTAAGGTGATAATTTGATTAAAGATACAGATTATTACCGTGCTATTCATAATGCAACAGGCTGTAAAAAAAGAAAAGATATGGAAGTCAATACTATCTATAAACGTCTAAAGCGTGATTTTTATAAGACATTAGATGTTGAAACGTTCACTAATTTTATTACAGGTGAAAGTATTGATTTAAATATAAATAAACAGTCAAGAAGTGATGTTGCAGGATATCAGAAAGATTTTACCAGTCTTATTACTGCTCCTGTTAAACACGGCGATACTTTTTATGATGAAGATAATAAGGTTTATTGGATTTGTACAGAAGTAATGTGCAAAAGTAATTTATATTATGATGGTAAACTTACTCGTTGCAATAACTTTTTGAAATGGCAAGATGACAGTGGAAAAGTATTTGAATACCCCGTGTTTGATATAAATAGTACACAGTACAATTCTGGTGTCCAAAGTGATAAGATTATGACTTTGGGAAGTACACAGCATATGCTTACTATTACTGCTGATGAAAATACTATTGCTTTGGAACACGATAAACGGTTCTTTAGTGACAGAAATACTAAGCACCCTACGGTATTCAAGCTTACACAGAATGATACTACTGCATTGAATTATGATAAGGGATTGTTACATCTTACTATAACGGAAGACGAATATAAGCCTAATATAGATTCAATAGAAAATTGGCTTTGTGATTACTTTAAGCCTAAAGTAAGTCAACCCATTGAAATTACATATACTGGCGATCCAATAATTCGAGTTGGCGGTTCTGCTAAAACATTTACGGCTAATACTACTGAAACTGTCACTTGGGAACTTATAACTGTAGCTGAACAAAATAAATATATCACAATGACGGTAACTGATAATAAATGTAAAATTAAATGTTCTAATAACGAGTTGCTTATAGGTTCAAGTATTAAGTTAAAGTGTACTGATACCAGTGGCAATATTGGTGAGTTGCTTATTGATATAGTGGGAGGTGTGTAACATTGGCAAATTCAGATTGCCTAAGACGTTGGAAAAATCGTATCCTCTCAGAACTTCAAAATGATGAATACTTTCTTGATGTTCTTGGTACTACCGAGGAGGAACAAGAAGATTTAGTCTATCATAGGCTGTTCCCCCATTATTACATACCTGATACTATTGATAAAGTTACTACATATGTTTGTGTTGAAATAGATATTCGTACCCATACTTGGAGTAAGCTTTATTCTTACCCTACTATTACATTTACAATTCTTGCTCATCAAAATGATATGCAGTTAAATATAGCAGGAGTATCGGCTACCAGAATAGATTATCTTGCAGAATTACTTGATATTAAATATAACAATGCGAGAGGATTTGGACTTGGTAGATTAGAATTGGAAAGTAGTATAGCTGGAAATTTGAATACTAAATATCGTTATCGTCAATTAGTATTCAAGGGTAAAGATATGAACGATAATTTGTGTGAAGAACAAGATGATGGATAATAATGATTTATTAAAAATATATCGGGGTGGAGATTATTCTGTTACTGATTATATAAAAATAAGACAGCCTACTATTGGACAAATTGCAGATTATGGTGAAAAAGAATATTTTTCAATGATATCGTCTTTCATTATGACTCCATTTGATGTAATAGCCCAACTTGATAAAATCGGCATTGATTTTACCACAATTACAAGCTATCAATTATTTTGTCTTACTGTAAATGGTCTTAATAAAGAGTCAACGAGTATTCTTTTTGGTGATGTTGATTTTTCTAAGTATAAAGTATCGGAAGATAACGGAAACATTGTTTTAAAATATGAAAATTCAATAATAAGTGAGCCTGTTTATAATCTTTTATCTAATCGAATTAGAAAAATGCACAATTTAGCTGACCCTAAATATCAAAGAGTAGGTAATGAACTAACCAAACAAAAAATGATTGAGTATGCTTATGATGATTTAAGGGCAGCTTCAAGAAAGAAATACAAATCTCAGTTATTGAGTTTGGTCTCTTCTTTGGTAAATCACCCTGATTTTAAGTATGGTTATTCTGAAATTTGGAATATGCCTATATTCGCTTTTTACGATAGTATTAAGCGAATAAATGTAATTGAAAATACAAGAAACTTGTATCAAGGTATCTATACTGGAACTGTCGATGCAAGTAAAATAAATAAAAAAGAATTTGACTGGATGCGAAATCTAAGTTAAATTCTTTTTTTATATATTTTTAAAATTTGAAAGGAGCAAATAAAATGGCTTTTGATGTTAATAACTTTGTCATTGATGAATGTAAGCGTGTTATAGGTAGAAATGCTTCTACAGGTGAGCTTTATTGGCTCGTATCTCAGATTGAAGACCCTTCTCTTCAGTGTGATTCTGAGGAAGTTGTTAAGAATGATGCAAAGGGTTCTCCTATTGCAAAGTGGTCTCAGGGTAAGACTGCTACCTTCTCTGCATCTAACTCTCTGATGGATTTCAACCTTATGTCTTATCAGTTTAATGGCGAGGGTAAGACTGTTGCATCTTCTGATAATGCGATCAATGTACCTGCTATTGAGGAAAAGAAGCTGGGCGCAAGTGACCTCACAACCTATGTATGTAAGTATAATGTTGTAAATAGTGGTACTTCTTCTACTCCTGTTTATAAGATTACTGTTTGTACTCTTACCAGAGATGGAGCTGTTAAGAAGTCTTTTAAGCAGGGTCAGGCTGTAAGTGAGGGTGTATTTACATATACTTCTGCTTCCAAGACAATTACTTTCAAGGAAGGTGATCTTGCAGAGGGAGATAAGCTTTATGTTCAGTACGAATATTCTTCTGAAAATGCAATCGCTGTTTATAACTCTGCTGATAAGTTCTCTTCTGCGCAGGAGATGCTTATTGAAGTAGTTGGTCACGATATTTGTGATGTTTCTACCGCTTATGCTGGTTATGTGGTATTCCCCAATGCTACACTTTCTGCATCTACCACTGTTTCCTTTGGTAGAGAAGACAGTTTCCCCTTTGAGTTCTCCGCTTCTCAGGATTATTGTTCTGACAAGAAGGAGCTGTTCAGAATTATTGTTCCCCAGCCTGCAACCTAATTTGAGGTGATTTATAATGCTACAGAATTGTCAGATTTGTGGCAATGAATATAATTATTGCTTCAAGTGTAAGAAGTTAGACAGTTGGAGAGCTGTTGCTGACGTTCCTGATTGTTATAGTATTTATGTTATACTTCGTGATTACAGAGAGGGCGTTTTGACTATAAAAGAAGCTACTGATAAGTTTGCTAAAGTAGGTATTACTATCAATAGTGATTTTAGTAAGTTTCTCCCTGCAATTACAAGAGATATCAAAACAATTATATCTGAGGGAACAGTTATATCAACAGAGCATAATGATAAACCTAAGTTTGACAGGAAAAACAAGTAAATAATTATAGGGAGGGCAATCCAATGCGACAGCCGTTGTTTTGGTTGTCTTCCCTATTTTTTACGTTATATAGGAAGTGAACAGTAATAAAGTTTATAGCAATAGACCAAGCAAGTGCCGTTAGTGGACTTGCTATTTTTGAGGGTAATAAGCTTGTACAATATAACATTATAGAATTAAAGAAAATCAAAGATACAAATGAAAGAATACACGAAATGATAAAACAGTTACATAATCAAATAGTTGAGAGTAATGTGGATTATGTTGTTTTTGAAGATGTAAGTCTACAAACAAATGTATCAACTTTAATACTATTGGCTCAGATACAGGGTGCTATTATAAACACCTGTGTAATGAATAATATTTGTTATAGTGTGTACAAACCTACATTTTGGAGAAGCAAACTTTCTTTTAAACAGTCACGAAATATTAAACGTGCGGAATTGAAACAGCAAGCAAAAGATTATGTTTTAAATAAGTATGATCTCAAACTTAAAGAAGATATTTGCGATGCTATTTGTATTGGCGAAGCTTTTATCAAAGAAAAATTAAACAACTAAAAGGAGAAAAATATTATGGTAACAGAAATGGTTACACTTACATTTGCAGAAATGCAGTCTTTTATCAATTATGTGGTTGATAACACTCTTATTTATGGTATGGGATACAAGCGTATATTTATTGATTATAGTGTAGCAAAGTTGTATGGTAAGGTAGATTTTGAATCAGATGATATTGCAGAGATTTATGATAATGAGTATGAAAAGCTTTATAGTGATTATGCTATAAATAAGGGTCAGTTTGAAATGATTAAAAACGCAATCAATGAGGAACTCGACTGTAGAATTAAGCTTCTCTCGGCAAATATGGTTATGTCAGATGCTAATGATGCTATCGCAAGTCTTGCTACAAAACTCTCTAACTTTGTAGATGCTTTTGGCAAGGCTAATAAAAATATAAACATAGATTCTGATAAGGTAAATGCAATGGTTGATACTATGGGTAAGATTAAGGATAATGTAACAGCTGATAATCTTGTTAAGGCTATGGTGGATAATGGCATTATTAAGGGTAAAAAGAAGACTACGAGAAAGCCCAAGTCAGTCACAGAGGTAGCCGAGAAAGAAGCAACAGCAAAGAACATTACTGTAAGCAAGGGTGGTAAGTAATATGGAAATAAGAGAAAACACTGGTCTTGTAGAAAAGACTTTTACAGCAACTACTTATTTTTCAACCAGATATATTAAGAACTTTGTGGCGATGACCGCACACTTTAAATCAAATCCGTATTTTGTTGTGAATTTCAATGGTTCTGAAAGAGTAGTAAATGCTAAATCTATACTTGGACTTCTTAGTGTACAGATATATGAAGGCGATGTAGTTAAGGTCGTTATTTATGTAGAAAATAAGGAAGATGAAGATTTAGCCAATAAGGAAATGAACGAGATACTGGATTTTATATCGGTGATGTCTAATGAATCTTAAAAATCAATTAAAAGGTATTGACGTGACAAAGCTGAAATTTAAAAATGGTAAGACCTATGGTCAAGTTATGGTAGAAGAAACCAATCGGCTGAGAGACTGTATTCAAGCAAGGCTTGATGATTATTTAAGAACATACCCATATAGGTATAGCAATACAAATCCAACATACAAACGTACAGGGGCATTACAGAACTCATTAAAAGTCGATGACATTTTAAAACTTAAAGTAACCGGTAAAACCATGAGTCTTGATATTTATTTCGATGACAGTGGATATCATCAGTCTGGTGATGGTATCCAAGGTTGGGACGGCAATGGTGAAACCGTAAACACAGCTTATCTGCTTAACTATGGTTATGAGGTAAAAGAGGACGTATGGTTTAAAGATATCCCCTATTTTGGCTATCGTCCAGCTGGGCATTTTATAGAAGATGGTATAGCAGATTTTGAAGCAAGTAATCCTTATGGGATAAAAATAAAAGTACACAAGCCTAATGGATATAAAATATAAAACAAAAATATAGTATAAAGGAAGTGATTTAATGGCTAAAGATACAGACGGTCTGCTTTTAACGGCGAGTTTAGATATTGAAGGAACTTATGAAAAGATAAAGAAAGAAGATATCACAAAACTCAATGCCAAATTAGCCAATGATAATTCTGCAAGAGTGAAGATTGTCGGTGGACTTGACTTAAATAAAACACAGTCCCTTATACAATCTCAGATAGCTACTATTAGTAAGAATTTAAAACTGAATATTGGTCAGATTGATACAAGTAGTTTAAATACAGCACTTTCTAATGTTCAGAATAAAGTTATTGGTACTAATAATGGATTAACTATTAAGCCTACAGTTGATGGCAAAATTATTGAGGACACTGATGCTCTTATCAAAGCGGTTGTTGGGAAATTACAGCAGTTAAATAACATTGACCTTAATGGATTTAAGAATAATCTTAAAAATCTTGGATTTTCAGGAAAAGATGTTACAAGTGCTGCTGATGAATTAGTTCAAGCTTTAAAGCTTACTCCTGAGAATAAGAGTGTCATTATAGACAGTTATCAGAACCTTATGGATAGTATTAGAAATACTATTAAGAGTGACAGTATGGTTGCTGACAAAAACTTTGATAACAGGCTTGTAATGTCTATTTATCAGGCTATTAGTGAATATAAAAATCTTGAACAGACTACTACACGGTCAGCTAAAGAAACACAAACCGTTATTAAAGCTACCACAGAAATAATTGATAAGGAAACGCAGGCTATAAAAATCCAAACGGGTGCCTATGAAGACCTTGCATTAGCAAAAAAGTCAATTATAACTGATGCTTCTGACAATCAACTTGCAAAGACTGAAACTTATTCTGATAGAGCAACTGGGAGAAGCAAAACTATAGTTTATGATTCAGAAGATAATGAACAGGTTATTCGTTATTCTGAAAATATCAATAAAGTGGTTATAGCACAAGAAAGAGCCAATGTCTCTGCAATTAAGCTTGAATCTACTTATGCTAAAATAAAAAGCCGTATAGAGGATTTAAATGCTTCGAAACCTATAAAAGATGAAAGCAATAAAGAAAAATTAGCAGAACAATATATTAAAGTAGAACAAGCTATTGATACAGTTAAAAATGCCGATAGTACCACTTTTGCCGTAATGAAAGCAAATGCTGAAAAGGAAATCTCTACTTTGCAGGATTTGGAGCGTGCTTTCAGAAATGCTGAAAATGCGGCAGAAGAATTGAGAACTCGTGATGTCTCGACTATTAAAACTGAAAATATTCAAAAACTTGCTCAATTTGGAGCTAAAATTCAAGGCAGTAAAGTTCCTATATCAGAAATGAAAGCTGATCTTGATGAGTTAAATGCAGCAATTCAAAATATTGGAACTAATGATACCGAAGGTCTCACCAAATTTCTTAATCAATTTGACATTGCAAGAGCTAAATTTTCTGCATTAAATCAACAAATGATAACTGATAATTCAATGCAGAGACAAGCACAACAGGCAGAACTGCTTACGCAACGTATAAAGAAACTTACTGCTGAAATCAATACATATAAAGACTCCAATTCAAAAGCAATACAAAGCAATCAGCTTACATCAAATGGAAAAACTTTTTCTCAAGAGATTGAGAATATGCTTTTACAGCTTTCACATTGTGCTAATAATGATGATTTCCAAAAAATTGCCGCAAATTTTAGAAACATTAAAGCAGAAGCTAAATCTTTAGGTCTTGAAGGTGGAACTATTTTTGATAAGCTTTGGGCTAACTTAAAGAAATTTTCATCTTGGATGAGTTTAACTTCCTTAGTATCTACTTTCGTAATGGATATAAGAAATGCCATTACAGAACTAAAAGAAATAGATACTATTTTAACTGAGATTTCTAAGACTTCTGATTTAACAACTGAGGCTCTCGCTAAACTTGGCAAAACATCATTTGAATCAGCAAGCAAGTATGGTAAAAAAGCAAGTGACTATTTAACTGGTGTGCAGGAAATGTATAGAGCTGGTTTTCAAAATGCTCCTGAAATGTCTGAACTTTCTATACTTGCACAAGCAGCTGGTGATTTAACTTCTGATGCTGCTAATGACTATCTTATAGCGACAAATAGTGCCTATGAGTTAGGTGGCAGTATTGAGAAATTAAATGCAGTTTTGGATTAACATAAAAGTCCTCATATATAGAAATATATATGGTTGAAGTCTGCTTTTATCGGAAAAAACGTAGAGATACATAATTCCGAGGATAAGACTATATAAAATAAGGTGGAAAGGAATACAGTGACTCAAAAATGTATTTGTTGCCACAAAGAAAAGGATATTAAATTATTTAAAGAAAAATGCAAAACTTGTAAATTATGTAAATGGTTTAAAAAGCATCAATTAAATATTCCTGATGACTGGAATGAAGACGATGTAAAGTATGTAATTGAACAAATACACGATTCTCATACAAGTTACTTAAATGATATAGCCAAAGATTTAGATAGACCTTTAAATGACATAATAATTTTATTAAAAGATAAATTAGAATTACATAACATAAGAAATCAAAAAGTTAGAATAAAAGTTATATGCGATAATTGTGGTAAAGAGTTTGAAATTAGTCCATATAAATTAAAAATAAACAATTTTAACTTTTGCACACACGAATGTTATAGTAAATATAGAAGTAAATATTATGTTGGAGAAAAGGCATCTGTCTATACTAAAACAAAATGTGAATGTGATAATTGTCACAAGGAAATTTTAATTCCTAAAAACAAATTAAAAGCTGTTAATGCTGAAGGAATCAGTCATAATTTTTGTAATCATAAATGTTATAGTGAATTTAGAAGTAAATATTACGTTGGGAATAAATTATATAATACAGGAATACATTTTTCAGATGAACAACGTGAGCAATGCAGAATTAATACTGCCAAATGTTATGCTGATGGAAAAATCAAACGTAATACTAAACCTCAAATTATTATTAACTCATTGTTAAATGATATGGATATTAAATATCAAAATGAAAAAATATACAAATACTATTCGGTAGATAATTATTTAATTGATTCTAATTTAATTATAGAGGTAATGGGAGATTATTTTCATGCTAATCCTTTAAAGTACAATGATTATAACCAGTTGAATAAAATGCAACAAAAAGATGTTATTCGAGATAGGAGAAAACACACATATATAAAAAAATATTATAATATAGAAATTTTATATTTGTGGGAATCTGATATATTGAATAATTTAAATTTGTGTAAGGCGCTAATTGCCGAATATATTTCTAATAATGGAGTTTTAAAAGATTATAATTCCTTCAATTATCAATTAGACACATTGACAAATAAAATAGTAAAAAATAAAAATATAAATCCTTATTTTATATAGAATCCGTAACGAGTAAGTTGTTATACGGTGACGTATAACACACGCAGACCACAAATATGTATAGCATATTTCTACATTAATTGTAGCCTAACGTTAAAACGAGGGTGATGATATACTCTGCTCTCACGCAATAATCTAATAATGAAACGTGAGAATTAAGAAGAAATTCTTAATCGCCATATAGATAATATGGTCAGTAATTTATAATTATTATAAACGAAAGTAACAGCAGGAGTCAAAACTACATTACAAATAATGCGGCTGTAAGTATGCAGGATATGGCTGATGCTACATCTGAAGCCGCTTCTGTTGCTGCTCAGTATGGAGTTAATATTGATGAACTGTCATCTCTTATAGCGGTAGTTGTTTCTAAAACAAGAGAGTCTGGTTCTGAAGTTGGTAATGCGTTGAAAGCCCTCTTCATCAACTTACAGGATACTACGTCTAAGCCTATTCAAGAGGCATTTGATTCTGTAAATATTTCAATGACTGAAATGGTAAATGGTTCTGAAAAACTCAAAACACCTATTGAGTTAATTAAAGAATTATCGGCTGCATTTACAAGTCTTGATGAGGGTGATACTCGAAGAGCTAATATTTTAAGTGATATTGGTGGTAGATTTTACCACAATGTACAGAAATGTGCATAAAGAACAAATTTAAATGCAGGTAATGAGTAAGAGCCTTACACCACAATAGCGGAGAAATCACGCTATGACGGTACGAAAGTAGAAAAAACGTAAGGATTGTATATGGTCAAAAGCCTAAGTACAGTAACAATCTCTGTTCTTGCAACGAAGTACCCTAACGTTATACTCTGACCAAGAGTTAGTTAAGCCGAGGGTAAGCGCTCAACGACCATTCCCCGATGAGGGGTTATGACAATAAAATAAAGGTGGAAATCCCGAATAGTCATAACATTAGAAGTACGGCTTAATCGCAAATGAAGTGAGTGAAAAACTCTTAAACGGAAAAGGTTTGACTGCTGTTGCATAAGCAACGTGGTTAAGAAATGGTCTGAACTCTTATCGAAAGATAAGGAACATGATTAGATTTTGCGAATCTAATTTAACATAATTGAAATATCACGCTAACACATTAGCAGCGATACTTTCTGACTTAGATAGTTATTACAAAATGCTCGATTACTATTCTAAGGGTCAAGGGTCGGCTACAGAGGAAGCACAAAAGACTGCTGAATCTTGGGAAGGTATGTGGAACAAGATGGAGAACAAATGGACGGAGTTTGTAAATGAATTTGCTAATTCCGATTTGTTTAAGTCTTTAATTGAAAGTGCAACTATATTTATTGATACTCTTTCAGATGCTTCATCTCCACTCAATTTTATACTAACCCAAATAGCTAACATAATTGAATTGACATCAAAATTAACTGACAAAATAGGTTTAATTCCTACTATACTTGGTGGATTAACCCTTAAAAACGTAGGTGAACTAAGTCTTAAATACGCCCGTTCTTATGCTACCACAGACATAAAGCATAGGGAATGTAACACGTTTTAAAATAAGGTTGTCAAACTGCTGGAAAATGCTAAAGCTGTGTGACTACTCATAACAAGGCATTATGAGAGTGAGGAAACTCGGAAACAACAACACAGATAGACTATGCTGAAACAAAAGCTTGATTTTATAATGGAATTAAGTGCTACGGTCTGCATACTATATAATAGTATAACAATGTATAATCAGCAACCAAGCCCTGTCGTGAGACACGGAAGGCTCAACGAGTAGATGACAACTGCCTTGTGGTAAGGTAAAGGTGTACTCTAACCTATGGATAACTCCCATAGTAGTTCTAAAGTAGATTATCCCCTACTTAGTTTTGACCTTTGATAGAGAGGTTGGGATAAATCTATCAAAATTTTGTATTTTACACTTGACAAATATTATTCAATATGGTATATTAATAATAAGCAAAGGAGGAATAATTATGATGAAAATGTGTGATATAGACCACTAACTAAATAAAAACGTTTTGTTGTTTTTTAGTACCATAAAGTCTTGACTTTTGTCGAATTTTATGGTACTATTTTCTTATAATCTTATTATGTTATAAGAAAGTAAGTGAATATTAATGCGTTTTGATTTTAACTCTTTGATTATTGGCATTATTTCTGGTATTGTTTCATCTGTTATTATATATTTATTGGTTTTTTGTGTAAAACCCAAAATAAAGATTAGTGACGATATAGCTCGCTATACAGATGAGAACGACAACGATGTATATAGAATAAAAATTATAAACAAATCTTATTTTTCTGTTTTTAATTTGAATTATTCATTACATTATTGTTGTAAACAGCCTGATGGTATAATTCATATTATTGAAATTGAACCTCAAAAAAGTTCATTACGTTATATTTCACCAAAACGTTGTTTTGATAAAGATAATAAACATGCTGTAAGAATATCATATAATATTGATGAGGATAAATACCCTTTAGATGAAAATTCTTATTTAAAATTTACTATTATTGCAACACATAGTTTTACAAATACGACATCTTACAAAGAAGCTAATTATAACAAAGACAATATTATTGATGGAATGTTTGAAACGGGCGATTCAATAAAAGTTTTATCTATTAAAAATAAAAAAATGAAGTCACTATCAAATAAAACTTAAAAGTATTAAAAAAGACCTACTCTTTTGAATAGGTCTTTTATTTATATTTATCAAAATTTACCACTTATATCCGCAGTTCTTACAGTGCATAGTTTTACCTAAGTTACTGCTAAACAATCCAACCAAAGCAAAACCAAAAGCTTTTTGAGCTGTAGATATTCTTTCTACATTTGTTGAGCCACAGGTAGGACACTTGGGTACATTAGCTCTTTGAGCTTGTTGTTTTTCCATACGCATCATATTAAGAGTAGCTTCTTGCTGGGATTTTTCTATTCCTACCCTTTTATTGTAGAGTTCTTCATCAAAGAGTGGATTGGGTTTTACATATTCTTCGAGGATTTTCTTTTGAACATCAAAATCATATGCTCTTTCATAACATAATTTATCCCAAGAATACGGAGTTGCAATTTCTTTAGTTCCGCAAAAGCAACAATTATCATTTTCACGTCCAATATATCCGCATTTGGGGCAATATGCCATCATATCTTCTTTCTCATTTTTATTCATAATAAATCACCTCTGTACTTTAATTATATACTATAAATTAAATGAAGTCAACATTATTTATAAAATTTATTCAAAACGTAAATTTTATATTTGGTATTTAAGACTGTTGACGGAAGTTTAACAAATATATTTAAGAAGACAGAACAGATATCAAGTGGTTTTAATTTAGCATCGAATGAAGTGCAAAGTTTTGTTGATAATTTCAATGATATTAACAGCAATCAGAAATTTGATAGACCTTGGGAAAGATTTTTACAAGGTGCAACAAATCGTGATTCTAATGTTGCTTTGTACTTTGCTGAACTTGCTGAAAAGGGTGCTTCTGCGAAAGCAAGCGTTGAGGGTGTTTATGCCGCAATCCTTGACGGTAATACTAAAGGTTTTACCAATGTAAAATCATCAATAGAATTGTTTAATCAAGCTCAACAGTCTGGCGCAGATAATGCAAGGGCATTTGCAAAAGCAGTTGGTCAGAGTAATACTCAGCTCGGCAACTATTTGGGCGGTCTTGATGGTGCTAAAGCATCTCTTGTTGGTTATGGTACGCAATTAGCGATTACAACAGCAAAAACTATAGGTCTTCGAGCTGTCACTATGGCTCTTAATGCTGCTTTGTCTTGGGGATTATCCGCTGGTATAAGTGCTTTGATTTCATGGTTAGATACGGTAATTGTTACTGAAAAAGAACTTGCTGAACAAGCAAAGGAATCCGCTGAAAAGACACAGGAACAAATCAAATCACTTGACGAGCTTAAAAAGAAGTACGTTGAGATTGTTGACAGTGCTAATGATGAAAAGACTAAAAATGAACAACTTAACGAAATAAAGCAAGAACTTATTGAGACCTACGGGATTGAAAAAGAACATCTTAAAGACCTAAATCTCGAAAGAGAAAATGGTATAGCTCTTCTTGAAAAGGAAATAGCTTTAAAATCACAAGAAGAACGTGGTAATTGGTTAGGTACAAACAAAAAAGCGTTTGATAAAGCTAAAAGCAAAATAAATAATACGACCTACGATAAGGCTACAGATGGCACTATACGATCAGGTATCTTTAAACGTATAAATAAAGAGGACATTAGAGATAGTGTCAAGGATTTATTTAGTAATATTTATGATGTGGGAGCAGAAGGAAACACATTTTTTGAAGTAGCTGGAGATACCCTTATTGAAAAATATGAAAATCTGCAAAAAATCATCACTAAATTAGGCAACAGTAAAAATTTAACTCAGAGTGAACAGAACCTCCTTGATGGTTTAAACAAGGAAAGCGAAGCAATTCAAGAAATCCTTGATGAATACCAAGAAACATATGAAACTGGTTATAAATTCACGGCTGAAAATTATTTTGCTGACTATGTAAATAATAATAAGGTTGAAGATGTTGGCAAAGAAACTTATCTTGCTTGGAGAAATGGACTTCTTGAAACTGCTGATGGCGATAAAGTTCTTGAACAAAATCTTCTTAATCTTGCCGAAGAACAATTTCCTGATTATGCCGAGTATTTCAATAATCTTGACCTTGCCAAATCAAAGTTTGGCATAAGCGATACTATTAATTCGGCAACAGAAGGAATGAAACTTGCTTTCATAAATTCCCTTGATGACACAGACCTCGATATTCTTGTCAATAAAATTGAAGACCCCTTTAAGAATGGTATTGAGGGTGCTGAAAAAGCAATAGCAGATTTTAAGGCTGACCCTAATAATAAGGTATCTGTCGAAACTGATACTTTTTCGCTTGAAGAAGCAACTAAAAAACTTGAAGATTATTCTAAGTCTATAAGTGATTACACAAAAGCTCAAAAAACTATTACAGACGCATATAATGAACAGACTAAATATGGACAACTCGCAGCAGATACAATTCAATCTTTGATTGAGGCTGGATACGCCGAAGCTCTTGTTGTAAATGATGAAACTAGTGCTGTAACATTAAATACATCTGCTGTAGAAATGTTAAATAATCAAAAGAAAGTATCTCTTTTACTTGATGCTCAAAAGCAAAAATCCGAATTGACAAAACAGCTTGATGATGAAAAATCGAAAATTGATTCACTCACAAGCAGTCTTATGACTAATAATGAAGAAAAGAAGAAGTCATATGTTGCGGATTTGCTTGCTGCTCAAGCGAATAAAGAACAGATTGAATCCCAGATTGCAATGTATGATGCTTTGATATCTTCTTTAGATGCTCCTGACTTTGGAACTGAAAATAAGGAAGACCCTGCTACTGTAAAACAATTCAAGAAAGATAATAAAGAAAAGAAACATCTTCTTGAAATGGAACAGATTACAGAGCAAGATTATTATGATTGGCTTGACAGTGAAAGTCAGCGTGTTTATGGCAATCTTGCTGATTATCAAGATGAGCTTTGGAAGCACGAAGAAGAGGTTTATAACTGGAGACAGGAACAAGAACAAAAGCTTTTTGACAAGAAAATTGACAACCTTGAAAAGCTGGCTGACAAGGCACTTGATAATTACAAGGACGGAGACGGTAACGAGCTTACAGTTACAGCAAGTTTTGATTATGCCCGTGACCAGATAAACAAGGCTATTACCGAAACTCAGGCAAGAATTGACGGTATCAGAAACGGAACTATAAGCGGAAATACTGACGATATAGAGGCACTTATAGATGACCTTGACAGTCTTAATGACAAGCTTATCGACATCAATAAGAAGGAAATCGAATCTGAAAAGGATTATATCAGTGAACTCAAAGACGATTATTCCGATATGATGGATGAGCGTATTGATAAGGTTGATGAACTTT